GTGATCCAAATATGGAAATCAAACGTGATGATCCTGCTCGTCGTAAATCTTTCCGTGCTCGTCATAACTGTAGTGATCCAGGTCCAAAATGGAAAGCTCGTTATTGGTCTTGTTATCAATGGCGTGGTAGCGCAAAGGTTGATAACTAAAGCGGAGTTGTGAAATGAGTTGTAAGAACTGTGGACATGAGTCGCATTGTGGTAAATCTCTTTGGAAAGATTACCGTAGAGAACCGTATAATCACGGCATTGAAGGAAAGATTGAAGTCTGTAAGCAATGCCGTTGCGACAAATGTAGCAAATAGATATTATAAATAATAAAAATAAAACTTATCAGAGGATAGATAAATGACAAACTATTTCCGCAAACCAGATGCACTTGTAGATGCTGTTCGTAGTATTCTGTCCGGACAACCAACAGAAACTCAAGAAGACATTGAGCGCAAATCAGACGTTAAAATGGTTAAGGTAAAGTTACCTGATGGTCATATAGTGATGCGTAGAGAAAGACCAAAGATTGAGATTGGTAAAGGTAAGAATGAGTCACTCGATCCTGTAGATCAGAAGGCTCTCAAAGGCAAGCATTCTGACCGCAAAGACAAAGACATTGACAACGATGGTGATGTTGATTCCTCTGATGAATATCTTCACAAGCGCCGTAAAGCAGTTTCAAAGGCAATGAAAGAAGGTGTTGTACTTGGTGAGGCAAAGACGGATGCTTATCATAAAGAAATGTTAAAAGCACTCGGAAAATCAAAACTTCCTAAAGAGCATCAATACACATCAGCCGTGGTAAGTAACGGCGACTTCGTAGTGTATGATGGAGGAAAACGTATTGTAGGTCGTCTAAAGAAAGGTGAACATAGTATCAAAGAAGGTGTTGAAGACAATCCAGCCAACACTCAACACCTCTGTGCCAAGAACGTGGTTCACGAAAACTGGGGTGAAGGTGTATGTATTCCTACAATGCACGCCGACCCAGATGAAGATGGTAACATCGAATGGTATGATGTTATGTTTGACCATGGTATTGAAGAGCAAGTTTCTATTGAAGAACTCAAAGTCACTAAGGCTGAGTCTCACATACATTCTTCTTATAAAAAGAAAATTAAAGAGTCTGATGATGAAGACGATGATGATATGGAAGATGATGAGGATGATAAGAAAAAGAAAGTAGGCAAGAAGGGTAAGAAAGACGAAGTTGATACCGAACCATCAATGGACGATCAGACAATGACTGCTGAAATGTCTGATAAGCAAATGAAGAAGCGTGAAGAGATCGTCAAGTCAATGAAAAAGAAATCAGGTGACTTTAAGAAAAGATATGGTGATCGTGCTAAAGACGTAATGTATGCCACTGCTACTAAGATGGCAACGAAAGAGGGGTTCGAGTTTACTGAAGAAGAACTTGAAGAAATGACAAAACCTCCTTTCGATGGACCATATAGAAAAGTAGGCGAGCCTCGTAAGGATAAATTTGGTAATGTAATCAAACCAAAGAATGTTGCGAAACATCTTGCTAAGAAAGCAATGGCTTCCGTGACAAAGGAAGAAGTTGAACTTGATGAAGGTAAGATGAGTGCAGCACAGATTGCTAAACTGAAAAAAGCATATGAGCCAATGCGTGGTAAAAAGATTAGCATGGCAAGTGGTCAAAAATTAAGTTCAATCATGGATAAAGTTGATGATGATAAAGAAGCATTAAGTCAACTCGTCAAAGCTGATATTCCGTTTGTTAGTCAATTAGCTGTTACCAGACTTATCACAAAGCATGGTATGAAAGGTGCAGAGATTAGAAAAATGCAAGAAGAAGTTGAACTTGATGAAGCACTTCCACCACATCTACAAAAACATTTCGATAAAGATGGTAACGCATTAAAAGGTAAATGGGTTGGAACAGGCAAAAATAAAAAATGGATTCCAACTGGTGGTGTAAAAACAAAAACTACAATCAAAGATGTTACGCCAAAAGGATATGGTCCAAAAGAAGAAGTTGAACTTGATGGTAAGGATTAACCAATGAAATCATTTAAAGAATATCTTGATGAGGGTCGTGGTCGTCCAAGAAAAGACGGTACGAAATCTAATTCTGATGATAGAGAACATATTCAAATGCAACTACGCAAGTCAGTATCACTTCGTGGTCTGAAAGACGTAGAGTTTGATGATGGTAAGAAAGTCAAAGTTCCTGCTAACGTAGCACAAGGTGTTCTTTCAAAAATAGATAAGATTAAAGACACTACACAAAAACATAATGCAGTTCAGCATGTTTCTAAGTCACACAAACATATGATGGATTTCCACAAGGGTGATTATACAGACAAAGAAACTAGAAGACAGAACGCATTGAAGTTAAAATCGATTAAGTAATTCGAAGTTTATATTATGCCGAGTAGGAAAATCCGAAAAGAGAAAGGAAACAAACAATGTCATCTTGGGATTTTAAACACGAAAAAAATGGTCCAACTAGCGGCACAAATCCAGCCAATAGTTTAAAAGTTGGTTTTCAACCATTTCCAGAAGCAGACAATCTTGCTTCAAAACGTAACGTAATCGCAACCGATAAAGGTTGGGTTCGTCGCACAAACGGTACAGGCAATCGCGCCGGTCGTCAGATTGATGAAGTACTAGTTGCTGCTCATCCAGGTGGTAGCACAAATGGTGGTTACGCCAACTCTGCTTTCCTAGCATTTCCTGATGTTGGTCAAGTTTATCTTGGCGCCAATACAGCACTTAGTGGCAATTATAAAGCCGGTGTTGATATGGAAATCAACGTTGTGTTCAACGAACCAATCGTTCTATCTCCAACATCTTCACGCATCCGTCTAGTTGATAGCAATTCTGATGTTTATGAAGCAAACAATACAAACACTTCAACAGTTATCAATGCTAACAACACTCTTGTTTTTGTTGGTAAACCAAGTGGTACAGGTTCACGAACCGTTGGATTCCAAACAATGACACTAACATCAGGCGATGTTATTTCATTGAATGCTGACGGCGAATCTGCTAACCTAGTCATTTCAGCGGCTGCATCTAATACACTTCCTGCGTTTACAGTTGTTGCTTAATAACTAATAACCTAGGAGGGTAACTAGATGGCTGATAAAAAGGTAACACAACTTACAAGCCTTACCACACCTGCTGGTGAGGACTTACTGCTTGTTGTTGATAACCCAACTGGTACTCCTACAAGCAAGAGCATTACGATTCAAACGTTGATGGAAAATATTCCAGGCAACACTGCGATTACAGGATTGCTCTCTGCTGCAAATACAACGGTCAATGGTGTTCTTACAGTTACAGGAGATAATGTTCGTATCTCTACAACTAAGACACCAGCGACTGCTAGTGACACAGGTAGTGCTGGTCAAATTGCATGGGATGCTGATTACATATATATTTGTACAGCAACAAATACATGGAAAAGGGTTGCAATTAGCACTTGGTAATATATGTTTGACACACTTGATGATTCTAACTTTTTATTATTCGCTGCAAAGTTCTATGATAATCCAGGCGCTGATTTACTGGAGTTTCAAGAAGACCTTGACAGAATCAAATATATAAAAAGGTTGATAAGTAAATATAAAGACGGAAGGGAGTTGAGAGCGAGGTTAATACTCAATCACATTATAATAATGTATAATGTATTTGAACCAAAAGCCTGTACTCGAATACTTGCTTTCCGTCTTTATGAATATATGGACTGTTTAAAACCGTTCTTGTTATATCTAAATTATTGGCCAGAAAGAATTGAACCAATAGGAGTTAATCAAGAAGTAATATATGGTAGTGATATACAAATGGATATGAATATTATTTCAGAGTTAAGGAAAATTTAATGACAGTTGGTTCAGGTTCAAAAGTAGTAGATATCTACGTTCTCTATCGAATCATTAAAGACTTATCGACACCGATTGAAGAAACCGATGCGTTTAAGTTTGGATTGATCGATAAGAATGGTAAACGTCTTCGTGACGATAAAGGCGTTACTATCAAAGCAAAAACTAAAAAAGAAAAAGCGGCTGATAGTTACTATCATCGTTTCATTCGAAATATTAAGAAACTTATGTCCAAGGTTGGATTAGGTTCTAAGGTTGCTACGTTCGCCGCTGCTTTGTTTTTATTAAAAGAGCACGTAGAACAGAGACAACTTATTCAAGGCGATTCTTTTGAAGATGAAAATGCTGTATTAGAAGAGATTGTACGTAACATGAAATACTTAGAAGAAAACTCACAAAAGAATTATAAAAACCTACAAGAAGAAATCGCTAATGCTACTGGAACTGCTGTTGTAGGAACAGGTGATGATACTGTTCACTGGGCAAAACAACCATATCGTGTAGGCGAGAAAGGTGATCGTAAAAAGAAAGGTCGTTATATTAACGGTGCTGCTTACTTGAAGAAAATGGCAAGAGAGGCTGCTAAGAAGAAAGAAACATAATGGCGCAGTGGAATAAGAATACTCAAAATTATCGGTCTATCGGAGGTCAGTCTCACGATACTACATTGCATGAAGTTTTTATGCGAGCCGATCAGTATGGGAATATTCTAAACGAAGGTGCTACTCATCGTTCTGCTTTTGGTGAACAAATTGCAATTCCTATCACACCAGTAATTCAACTTGATGGGTTGTACGGTTTACAAGCAAGAAACTTTGAAACATTCGATGCATTTGGTGGATCAGCAGATACTACGAATACTCTTATGCGTACTCAAACCGGTACGAGTCAATATGGATATGGTGTTATCCGTTCTCGCCGTGCGGTTAGATATCGTCCAGGTCAAGGTGCTATTTGTAGATTTACCGCTGCATTTACTGAAAGTGCTCCTGGTGTTGGTGTTGCTGGTTATACTCAAAGAGCAGGTTTCTTTACTCAAGAACAAGCGATACAAGTTGGATTTGATGGAGAAAATTTTGGTGTTCTCAGACAAAATGGTGGTAAGGCGCACATTGAAAAAATAACAATTACGACTGGCGCTAATAGTTCTGGTAATGTAACAGTTACGTTAAACGGTACTCCTTATGTTGTTCCTCTGGCAAATACAACATCAAATGTAGGGATTACAGCCGCAGAAATTTCCGAATGGTTCCAAGCAAATGCTTCTGCGGCATGGGTAGTTGAACATTGTGATGGTATTGTAACTTTTCTTAGTACAAGTGTTGGACCAAAAAATGGAACATATAGTTTTGTAGATACAGGCACCACAGGGACTGTTGCGAGTCTTACAACATTACAGTCTGGTGTTTTTGATACTAATAATTGGACATATCAAGATGATTTCAATATTGATAAACTCGATGGTACCGGTCCAAGTAAAGTAACTATTGATACAACAAAACTGAATATCTATCAAATTAATTTCCGTTGGTTGGGTGCTGGTGAAATTAGATTTGCGATTGAAAATCCCACTAATGGAGACATGATTTTCTTTCATCATATACATTACTCAAATCGAAATACTGACGTTCATATTGACAACCCATCTCTAAAAGTTGGTTATGTTGCTGCCAGTCTTGGTGGAACAGGAACAAATGTTACTGTTACTGGTGGAAGTATAATGGGTGGTATTGAGGGTCTAATTCAATCAAATAGTCTTCCAACTGCTGCATTACGTTCTACAGAACACAATCCTAACTTAGGTGCTAATTTATTACACCATGGTGTGACTGTTCATAATCGTTTAATCTTTAATGATAAAATTAATTCAAGAGAACTACTAATTAAAGCTGTTTCCGTTTCTGTTGATACAAATACAAACGGCAACCCTGTTGAAGTTTTATTGTTTTATAACTTTGATGGGCTTCCATCTCCAAGCGTATATAAAGTTCTTAATTTAATAGAATCGGCTGCATTTTACAACGATACTGTTGGTTCAATGACACAAGGAACAAATATTCCAATCTATGCATTCTTTACCGCTGGTCAACAAGCAGAAACAATTGATTTAGATGCTGCTGCTAGTGGTCTAAGAATTGCAATTCCACCAAATAACGATATTACACTTGCGATAAGATCAACAGATACGCTTAGTCGAGTTGGTGTAGCAATTTCATTTATCGAGGATTAAACATGGATATTAGTAAACTACGAGAACAACTAGAAATAGATGAAGGAGTGGTCTATGAAATTTATTTGGATCATCTTGGGTATCCTACTTTTGGTATTGGTCATCTCATTCGCGAGACCGACCCAGAGCACGGTTGTGACGTTGGAACTCCAGTCTCCGAAGCTCGTGTGGAAGAAGCATTCGCAGAAGATATCCAAGGAGTACTGCGAGACTGCGAAGCGGTTTATCCGCAATTTGCCAGTCTGCCAGGAGAAGCTCAACAAATAATTGCTAACATGATGTTCAATCTTGGTCGTCCACGATTGTCTCAGTTCAAAGGAATGAAGTCTGGTGTTGATGCCGAAGATTGGAATCGTGCTGCAGATGAGATGATTGACAGTCGCTGGTATCGTCAGGTTGGAGCAAGAGCAGAAAGATTGGTGGAGAGAATGAGAGCACTCGCATGATGTATCTAAAGATTGCAGTTGTTGCTATTTTCTTAGCAGGTGCTGCAGGCGCATACGCATACGTGAAAGGATTACAAGCAGACCTTGCAACGAGTGAAGCAAACAATGCTAAACTCGAACAATCTGTTGCTGAACAGAAAGCAGTAATTGAACAACAGATAAAGGATGCTGAAGATATTCGTATTGTTATGAAAGAACAACAAGAACTAAATGATAGATTAAATAAGTCAATCGAGGATCTAAAGGATAAGTTTTCAAAAATAAACGCAAGTGGTAAGAAAAGAGACATTGGAAAGATTGCCGAAGACAAACCAGAGATAATGTCAAGAGTAATAAATAAGGGTACTAAGAACACACTTCGTTGTATGGAGATTGCAATGGGGGCTGAGTTGACTGAGAAAGAAAAAAATGCTACTAAGAAATCTGAAATTAATCCAGAATGTTTTAATATTGCCAATCCTTCTTATCAGCCTTACGCTGATTAGTGGTTGTAGTAGCATAAAAGAACTGGAGATATTTACAAAGAAGGTTGAAAGAACACCTTTAAATCTTGATCCACCCAAGTCCATGAAAATGGAAAAGGTAGAATGGTTAGTTATTACTGAAAAAAATTATAAAGAAGTATTTGAACAACTCAAAAAGAATAATAAAGACATTGTGTTGTTTGGACTAACTGATGATGGTTATGAACAATTAGCAGTGAATTTTGCACAGGTCCGAAAGTATATTATCTTGAATCGAGATGTATTAATGCGATACAAGGAATACTACGAGGGAAAAGACAGTGCAAAAGAAACTACAAGACGATAGTCAGTATAATGAATTTGACTTGGATGGTGATGGTATTGTGAGTGATGAAGAATTAGAACATGCAGAAAAAATTCACGAGATTCAACGTCTCGATGCCGAAGCAAAAGCTGATGTAAGAAAACAAGCAGCGCAAAGAAGAATGGCGACAGCTGCTCTTATTGCAATGTTTTTATTTACAGTGATGGTTATGATACCAGGTTTGATTCCAGAAACGAGACTAAAACTACTCGGTGATATTTCTGGATTGTTTTATATTTCTATGGCTGGTGTTGTTGGTGCATATATGGGCATGTCAGCATGGATGTCAAGGAAATAAAAAAAATGGGGCAATTCAACAGTAACGTGTCAGCCGAATTTAATCCACCTAAACAATGGAAACTTTTGAAACAACTTGTATACTCAAATAGAGACATTGATGTAGAATCATTGAAGCAAGTTGGTGTCGATGTAGTAAAAGATAGTATTCCGGTACATCAAGGATTTAAAACAGATTTAGCTTCTGTTCCTCGTGCATGTTGGTGGTTACTTGCTCCATGGGATATTGCTCGTGCTGCAATCGTTCATGATCTTCTATACTGGAGAATTCGTCTGTATCGCAAAAATAATAATGATAAAAAAATTATTAAGAAAGCGAAGAAGGCTGCTGATGATGTATTTTTAATGGGTATGAAAGATGCTGATCCAAAAGTATCTAAGTGGAAAATTTATTCTGCATACTGGGCTGTACGGTTATTTGGTCGTTGGTCTATTATTCCAAGGGATGATGATTGATGATTGGTGAAGAAAGATATTGCCAAGATTGTTACCATCGTTGTCACTGTTATGGTAGTTCTTGCCAAAAATTAATGGGTATTGGTATGACTGATAAGTATACAAAATGTGGATGTGAAAAATGTAACTGTATAAAAGAAGAAAAAACAAATGACTGAACAAGTTAAAACAGATGTAGAACTACTCAAAAGAGATATGGAACTCCTTGCTGGGCTTGCTGAGAAGTTCGATACCGCTATTGATAGATTAACTGATGTAAGTCATTCAGTTGATAAGATGCTTGTTCTTCATGAAAAGAGACTATCATATCAAGAACAACAGGCTGAGATTATTCACTCTCGCATTAATGATTTTAAAAGAGAGATGTTAGAAGAATTCCGTGCACTTCGCAGAGAAAATTCAGAACAACATAAAGCAGTCGGTGAACGTCTTGACAAGTTAGAGAAATGGCGTTGGTTCGTTGTTGGTGCTGCTATGGCATTAGGATTTCTTGCCGCACAATCTTCAATCGTTTCAAAGTTATTTCACTAAATCTATTGACATTTATGAAAACTACGTTATAATAGTGCTTGTAGCGCTTTTATGAATAGGTTTAGTTATGTTATATATCGATATCAAGTATACTAATCTGTTATCTGTTCAGTTAGAACGGTTTCAGGTAAAAGGTAATAATCCATTTCTTAGTAACTTTCGTTGTCCTATTTGTGGTGACTCACAGAAAAACAAACGAAAAGCTCGTGGTTATATATACCAGAAACTGAACTCATTGTTCTATAAGTGCCATAAATGTGGTTCTGGTATGAGTTTTGGTAATCTATTAAAACAAATCAATCCATCTCTGTTTAAGCAATATACACTTGAACGATTCAAAGAGAATGGTGATATTGAACCAAAGAAAAAATTAGAATTTAGTAACTTCACTCCTATGTTTGAAGAGAAGAATGTACTTGATCGAGCATTTGATAAGATTTCAGAATTACCAGATACTAATCCAGGTGTTCGATATTTAAAACATAGAATGATTCCTCGCGATAAGTGGAACAACCTTTATTTCACATTTGAGACTTCGAAACTCGGTGAAGTATTTCCTGAGTATGAAGAAACTGTAGATGGTGATACTCCTCGTATACTTATTCCTTTCTTTGATAAAAAGAATAATCTTGTAGGTGTTACAGCTCGTGATGTATATGGTAAGAATAAGTTAAGATATGTTACAATAAAGATTGACAAAGAGCAACCATTAATATATAATATCAATAATGTTGACAGGTCAAAAGAAATCTTTGTGACTGAAGGTCCTTTTGATTCAATGTTTTTAGATAATAGTATCGCAGTAAATTCTGCAGATTTAAAGAAGGTTGAAAAGTTAGTATCAAAATCAAATACAACATTAGTCTTTGATAATCAACCACGGAATCCTACTCTTGTTAAGATTATTCGAAATGCAATGTTTGATGGTTGGAAGTGTGTTGTCTGGCCAAATACAGTAAAAGAAAAAGATATCAATGAGATGATAATCAATGGTGTTGAAGTAAAAGATATTATATATAAGCATACCTATTCAGGAATGCGTCTTCGTCTAGAACTTAATAAATGGAGTAAATGTTAGTGTCTGTGAAATTGATTAGTTATAGTAGAGTTTCTGAAACAGTTGATTATAGTGATATCGCTGATATGAAAGATTTGGTTGCATACTGTGCTCGTGTATCAAATCCATCTAATCAAAATAATAAAGATACGTCTGAAAAACTAATACAATATCTTATTAAACACAAGCATTGGTCGCCGCTTGAGATGGTTTCTGTTTGTCTTGAGATTGAAACAACACGTGATATTGCTCGGCAGATTCTTCGTCATCGTTCGTTTTCTTTTCAAGAGTTCAGTCAACGGTATGCTGATCCTGTCAAAGAGTTACAGTTTATTCGAAGAGGTGCTCGTCTTCAAGATCCAAAAAATAGACAGAATAGTATTGAAGCAGCGCCGATTGATGTTCAAGATCATTGGGATATGAAACAGCAAGAAGTAATCAAACTTTGCAAAGAAGTTTATCAATGGGCTATCGATAAAGGCATCGCAAAAGAACAAGCACGTTCAGTACTGCCAGAAGGATTAACAATGTCTCGTATGTACATGAACGGAACACTAAGATCCTGGGTACACTATATAGAATTACGGTCGGCAAACGGAACACAACGAGAGCATATGGATATCGCAAAACAATGTGCGGTGGAAGTTGCTAAGGTATTTCCATTAATTAATAATCTAGGAGAATAATATGGAGCATATGGGAATTACCATCGATCCAAATCGTGATACTTTGTTTGATGAACTTGGAGCAATACGTCTTAAAGAATCATATATGATGGATGGAGAGATTTCACCACAAGAACGATTTGCATATGTTTCGAAAACTTTCTCTTCGAATCCTGAACATGCACAAAGATTATATGATTATGCTTCTCGCCACTGGCTTTCTTTTTCTACTCCAATCCTTTCTTTTGGGCGGTCTCGGCGCGGTCTTCCTATTTCTTGTTATCTTAACTATATCAATGATACTGCCGAAGGATTGGTCGAAAATCTTTCTGAGACTAATTGGCTTTCAATGCTTGGTGGAGGAGTTGGAATCGGTTTCGGTATCCGATCAGCGGATGACAAATCTACCGGTGTTATGCCACATCTCAAAATGTACGACGCCTCTTCTTTGGCATACCGTCAAGGTCGGACTCGTCGTGGCTCTTATGCTGCTTATCTTAATATTTCTCACCCTGATATTTTATTATTTTTAGAGATGCGTAAACCAACTGGAGATCAAAATCAGCGGTGTTTGAATCTTCATCACGGTATTAATATTACAAATGACTTTATGGAACTTATTGAAAAGTGTATGATAGATTCGGAAGCAGATGACTCCTGGGATCTTATTGATCCACATTCAAATGAGATTCGTGAGAGAGTTTCTGCTCGTGATTTATGGCAGCGTATTCTTGAGATGCGTATGCAGACTGGTGAACCTTATCTTCACTTTGTTGATACATCAAACGATAAACTACCAGAATGGTTAAAAGAAAAAGGTTTAAAAGTCAACCAGTCAAATCTTTGTTCGGAAATTATTCTTCCGACAAATAAGGATAGGACAGCGGTGTGCTGCTTATCTTCCCTTAACTTAGAGTACTTTGATGAATGGTCAAAAAATAAACAATTCCTCAAAGACGTATTGGAGATGCTAGATAATGTACTACAAACTTTTATTGATAATGCTCCTGACACTATTGCCCGTGCCAAGTTCAGCGCAGAACGTGAACGTTCTGTCGGAGTCGGTGCATTGGGATTCCACGCTTACCTTCAGCGAAGAGGAGTGCCTTGGGAATCCGCTCTTGCTAAGTCTGCCAACATGCGAATCTTTCGACATATTCGGAAGGGATTGGACGAGGCAAATCGAGAACTTGGGAAAGAAAGAGGCGAAGCACCTGACGCTACTGGGACCGGATTTAGATGCTCTCATGTTATGGCAGTCGCCCCTAACGCTTCGAGTTCTATCATCATGGGAAATACATCACCATCTATTGAACCTTGGCGAGCCAATGCGTACCGTCAAGATACTCTTAGTGGCGCCTTTTTAAATAAAAATAAATATCTTGATAAATTAATTCACAAGAAATGTCAAGAAGATTCATCATTAGATTACGATAAAATCTGGTCATCGATTATCGCCAACGATGGTTCAGTTCAACATTTAAAATGTCTTGATGGTTATGAGAAAGACATATATAAAACGTCGATGGAAATTGATCAACGTTGGGTGATTGAACATGCTGCTGATCGACAAGAGTTTATCGATCAAGCACAATCACTCAATGTTTTCTTTAGACCAAATGCTAATATTTCTTATATTCATGCCGTACATTTTCTTGCTTGGAAAAAAGGTTTGAAGACAATGTACTACTGTCGTTCTGAAAAGATTGGTAAAGCAGATCGTGTATCAAAACGCATTGAAAGAGATATCATCAAAGAACTAGACATGTCAGCGATTGCTGCTGGTGAAGAATGTATTGCTTGTGAAGGGTAAAGTAAAATAAATGTCAGGTAAATTTAATCAAAAAAAACACGATAGTCTCAAACTACAAGATGAAAGAGATTACTTCAAGCCATTCAAATATCCTTTTTGCTACGACCTTTGGTTAAAGCATGAACAGAGTCACTGGCTTCATTCAGAAGTTCCGATGATTGAAGATGTAAAAGACTGGAAGAATAGACTATCAACAGAAGAGAAATATTTTCTTACAAACATCTTTCGATTCTTTACACAATCAGATATTGATGTTGCTGGTGGTTATGTAAAGAATTATTTACCAGCGTTTCCACAACCAGAAGTTCGTATGATGTTAACTGGATTTGCTGCTCGTGAAGCATTGCATATCGCAGCATACTCACATCTAATCGAATCTTTAGGTATGCCAGATACTACATATAACGAGTTTCTAGAATATGATGCGATGAGAGAAAAGCACGAGTACTTTGTTTCTAAAGTAGATAATGGTGCTATTCTTCCTGTAAAGATGGCTGCTATCTCAGCATTCACTGAAGGTCTTGCTTTGTTTAGTTCCTTTATCATGTTACTAAACTTTCCTCGGCACGGTAAGATGAAAGGTATGGGTCAGATTGTCACTTGGTCAATCGTTGATGAAACGATGCATGCTGAAGGTATCATTAAACTGTTTCGAACATATGTTGAAGAGAACAGAGAAATTTGGACAGATGAAACAAAGAGTCAAATCTATTCTATTGCAACGAAGATGGTAGAGTTAGAAGATAAGTTTGTAGACCTAGCATTTCAAATGGGAAAAGTTGAAGGTCTACGTGATACAGAAGTCAAAGAATATATCCGTTACATTGCCGACCGTCGATTAATCTCGATGGGTATGAAGGGTATCTTTAAAATCAAAAACAATCCTTTACCTTGGGTAGAGGCAATGATTAACGCCCCAACACATACAAACTTTTTTGAGAATAGAGCCACAGATTATGCGAAAGGTGCACTAACAGGTTCCTGGGATGAAGTGTGGGCATAAGGAGCAAACATGGAAAAACAAAAACAACAAGTATCATGTTATAGTTGTGGAACAGATTATATCATTATAAGTGAAGAAGAAAATATCGAATACTGTCCTTTTTGTGGAGCAGAAGCCTATGAATCAGATATCGATGAATGGGAAGATCCAGATGGAGATGAGTACGAATGAAAATATTAGTAATGGGATTACCTGGTGCTGGTAAAACATGGTTAGCAGAAAGACTGGTAAAGTATATTGATAATTGTGCTTGGTTTAATGCGGATGTTATTCGTAAAGCCGCAAATGATTGGGATTTTACAGAAAGCGGTAGGTTAAGACAAGCAAATAGAATGAAAACATTTAGTGATTTTGAAACCTCAAATGGTAGACGTGTTGTTTGTGATTTTGTAGCACCTACAGAAAAAAGTCGAGAACAATTTGGTGCTGATATTATTATTTGGTTAGATACTGTTCAAAAATCACAAAGTGTTAATGGTCCTGCTGCTGAAGGTTCTTCATATGAACAAACAGATAATATGTTTGAGAAACCAGAAAACGCAGATTATGTTTTTACGGAATATTTAACAGAACAACAAGTAAAAGAATTTGTTAATGACATGGTATTATAATGGAAAACCGTTTACCAGTGAGATGATTGAAGATAATGTTGGTTTTGTTTATGAGATAACCGACACTCGTAATGGAAAGATATATATCGGTAAGAAAGGTTTGATGTCAAAAAGAAGACTTCCACCATTGAAAGGGAAGACTCGAAAGAGAACTAAGATAGTCGAAACTGATTGGCAAGATTATTTCGGTTCAAGTGAAACTGTAAAGCAGTTGGTAGAAGAAGAAGGAAAGAATACATTCAAGAGAGAAATAGTTAGGCTCTGTAAATCTAAAAGCGAAATGAGTTATTATGAAGCGCAAAGACAATTTGAGACTGAATGTTTATTACGACCAGATGAATATTACAACGAGTTTATTGGCTGTAAAATTAATCGAAATCATCTATTGACAAAGAATAAAAAATGACTTATAATGAATTTGATTACCGTGAAGAAAATCCTAATGAAAGTTGGGATCAGTTTATAGTTCGTAAAATGGTAGAGAAACGTAAAATGAATGATCATGAAGAAAAATCACAGGCTGCTTATGATTCGTTGATTGGTAAACGTGATGACGTTTATCCTTGTCGAGAAGATGTTCCTGTTGAATTGTGGGGTGCACCCATTCCTGTTTCAGAAATCGATATTTTAAAAAAAAATGTAAGAGAGTTGCAAGAGCAATTACAAGAAGCATACCAACGTATTTCTGAATTAACAAAATGATTATTATTGCTGGACCATGCCAGATAGAGAGTAAAGAGCAGGGATTAAGAATTGCCAATCACTGCGCTGAAATCTGTGACAAGTATGGATTTGATTATTATTTTAAAGCATCGTTTGATAAAGCAAATCGCAGTAGTGAATCGGGTATTCGTGGTCCGGGTAATGATGGTCTATGGTGGATTCACTCAATTAGATTAGATACAGGTATAAAGACTTGTGTAGATTTTCATGAACCACAACAAATTGAAAAAGCATGGAGAGCAAAAAATTTACCAGACATTATTCAGATACCTGCATTCCTTTGTCGTCAAACAGATTTATTGAAAGCAGCAGTAGAAACAGGTCATACAGTAAATATCAAAAAGGGGCAGTTTCTTGCGCCTTGGGATGTAACAGGTATTCTTTCAAAGACTGGTACTGATAATGTGATGATAACAGAAAGGGGAACGAGTTTTGGATATAATAATCTCGTTGTCGATTATACTGGTATACAGTATATGCTTGATACCTTTGATGTACCTATTGTTTTTGATGCTACCCACTCAGTCCAAAAACCAGGTGGTCTTGGGGCTAGTTCTGGTGGTAATCGCGTATATGTTCCTGGTCTGGCTCGCGCTGCCGCCGCCGTCGGTGTAAAGAATTTCTTTATGGAAGTTCACGAAGATCCAGATAATGCGCCAAGCGATGGACCAAATATGTTACACTTAAAAGATTTTGAAAATGTTGTAAAGGAAATTAAATATCATGTTAATGGGTAAAGTATGGGGAACTACAGAATCACTTATTGTTACTCCAATGATTGAAGTTCATAGAATTGATGTGAAACCAAAAATGAAATGCTCAGAACACAAACATGAGTTTAAGTGGAATGCGTTTTATTGTGTTGATGGTGTGATTGAAATTCATGTTCGTAAGAATGATTATGATTTAGTGGATGTTACTAGATTGCGTTCAGGTGATTTCACAACAGTAAAACCAAATGAGTATCATTGGTTTGAAACTAATTTAAATGATGCAAAGGTGTTAGAAATTTATTATGTAGAACCAATCAGCGCAGATATCGTGCGTAAAACTGTTGGTGGTTCAGTAAAAGATAGCAATACATTACATGTTGAGAAAAAGGACATTGCTTTTTGATTGAACAAATATTTTATGGGTATATGCCAAACAACCCTTTGTCTGCAAAATTAAAAGAAACTTTTGTAAACCAATGTGATAAACTTGGATTAGAATATACACTTCACGCAAATTTTGATCATGTAGAAGATACAATGCAGTTGTATCGTGATCTTGGTACATATCATAACGGCGGTCCAAAAGGTCCAGGCACAGCATCAAATTATGCAAGTCATCTACATATGTGGAAACTAGCTGCAGGTTCTGGTTTAACTACTGCATTTTTTGAACACGATTGTTTTCCATTAATTGATTTTACGCACATGGAATTACCTAATGATCACATTGTTTGTTTAGGTCCAAGAGTTCCATCATTAGATTTCTATACACCTCCAAAACCAGCTGATAAGTATTATAAAATATTAAACAATGCTGGTGGTCATGGTTATGCGATGACTGCGAAAACTGCTGAAAAAATTGTTAATCATGTTGAAAAAGAAGGTGTGATGGATAGTATTGATCAGTGGTTTTTTATGAGACAAAAATCAAATCATATCGGTAAATATCTAGATATCGATTTGCTTGCGGTTGATCCTCCACCCTGTGTTTGTGTGTATGGTGATGTTGATGGTGGTGTTATGGAGACTACTAGATCATCAAAAGACAAATATCAACCAACATATAATTTTTATGAAACGCCAGGATTTATTGAAGGAAAAAATAATGAAACCAGTTCCTGAGTGGGCAACTAAACAGTATCCCAATATTGAAATCCCAGTACAGATCAACAAACTAAACATTCAAGGTGATAGTTCTGATTATCATGTTTTATGGAATGCTGCCCAGAAGATTAAAGGCGTTGATGGTCTGATTCTAGAAATTGGTGTTCGACTTGGTATGGGCACTTTCACTATTATGAACTCTTGTCTTGCTAACGATGATAAACATCGTCGTTATTTTGGTGTCGATTGTTATGGTGATATTCGTAAACAGTATTCAAACAAATTAAAAATTCACGCTAAGTATAATTTAATGGCATTTGCGGCAATGAATGAACAAGACTTCACATTGTTAGAGATGGAAGACTTTGAGTTCTTTAATCGATTTGCTGATGGTATTCCAATTTATGAAAGAAAAATTTGGGAAACGAATCAATACACACCTGAAGATTATGAGTGGAAAGACATTGTAAACAAATATGCATTAGTTCATATTGATGGTCCTCATCGTATGCAAGACGTGATTGACGAATCTGAATTCTTCTTACCTCGAATTCCAGTTGGTGGTGTAGTCATTTATGATGATATAGATAAGTATAAGAAGAAGTATAATCATGATGAATATGAACCAACAATTCTAGAACAGGGTTTTGAAATGATTGAAAAGTGTGGTTCAAAAGTATCTTATGTGAGAGTTAAAGAACATGATTAAAATGTTTATTGGTTCTTCATCAAATGGTGAAGACTGCCCTACTGAAGCAATCTACGAATACACATTACGAAAAAACTGTAGTGAAGAACTTGATATTGTTTGGATGCGTCAAACAAATGATCCCAACTCATATTGGCATGGTTGGAACACAGTAAATTGGCCAACGCCATTCAGTGGATATCGTTGGGCTATCGCAGAGTATTGTAACTTTAAAGGTCGAGCATTATACACCGATTGTGATATGATTAACTTTCGTGATATTGCTGAACTTTGGAATACCGATATGGAAGGTAAACCACTCGCTGCTCGAAAAGGCAATAGATTCGGCGGTCATGAATTTTGTGTTACACTGATTGATTGTGCTCGATTTGAAAGATATGCTGTTCCATCAAGTAGACAAAAAAATATGGATACCTTTCATCAAAGAAGTATTCGTCAGTTTAGTGGCAATGACAATCTTGTACATGAACTTGATCCAAGATGGAACTGTCTTGATGGAGAAGATTTAGCAATCGAAGATATCTGGCAACTTCACTGGACAAATATGGCAACACAACCTTGGAGACCTGGTTGGTTTACTGGAACACCAGAAGAACATCCAAGATCCGATCTTGTTAAACTGTTTGAAAATCTATTGATTGAAGCGAATGATGCGGGTTATAATGGATTGGTTGGTGAGTATCCTCCAATCGAATATAACATAATTGGAAAATAATTGATGAAACAAGTAAAAGAGTTAGGCGATTGGTGGTTCACTGATGAAGAGACTCATCAGATCGAATACATGATGCAAAACGGTGGCATTTACCAGCCAAACCAGCGAATCGCTGCAATTAATCATTCAAATCCGAGACGTACTGCAATTGATGTTGGAGCAAATATTGGATTATGGGCAAAAGATTTCTGTAATTACTTTAGTCATGTTATTTGTTTTGAACCTGTAACCTCTACACGTGAGGTACTTAAGAAAAATCTTGAGGGATGTAATAACAAAACTATCCATGGAGTTGGTCTTGGAAATAAAAACGAAGAGGTAACGATTAAGATTCTTGAAGGTAGTTCAGGGCATGCCACAATTACAGGCGAAGGCGACGTAATTCTTCGTGAAGAGAACATTACGATTGTCCCGATGGATTCATTCTCATTCACCGATGTGGATTTAATCAAAGTGGATTGTCAGGGATACGAAATTGAAATACTTAGAGGTGCAACAAATACCTTGAAAGAAAACTCTCCAGTTTTATGTCTTGAAACGCCAGTTCGCGATGAAGCTGAGATCGCAAACTTCAATGAAATCGAAGAGCTATTAAACGGTCTTGGTTATAGTAATGGCAATCGAGTTGGCAAGGAAACATATTGGCGCAAGCAATGGGGTTAGGCGATGACATCATGTATACCAGTTTTGCAAAAAAGGTTCACGAAGAAACAGGCAAACTAGTAACAACACCAGATAACTCTTGGTCTCCAATGTGGAATAATATTCCATATATTGTTAAACATGAAGACGTAAAAGATCCCAATGATGTTATAGTTGTTGACACACATCCTGCTCCTGGAAATGGAATGAGAGGATTGAGATGGTATCTTAAAAGTATGGCTGGTAAAATGGAGTTCAATTATGATTTCCATGTAATGCCTTCTGAACTTATATTCACAGATGAAGAAATAGATGAAGCAAAACAACTTCTTGTTGATGAAAAAGAATTTATTTTTATAAACCCATCTATTAAGAATACGACATCTGCTGACAATAAAGATTGGGGATGGCATAAGTGGGTTGAATTAACTGAACTTTTAAAAGACACGAAATATAAATTAGTTCAATCAATTCCCGCATCTGATTACAACGATGTTTCTGGGAATGTGAAGTTTGAGAGAAGATTGCTTCCATATACTCAACATGTAGTGACCGAAAATCCAAGAATAGCGTTTGCTGTTTTATCTTTAGCTAAAGTAATTGTGACAACCGAAGGCGGAGCTAGTCATGCTGCGGGTGCATTGGGAATTCCTGGTGTTGTAATTTTTGGTGGGTTCGTTCCACCAAATGTGACAAATTATCCTATTCATGATGCAGTTTATCCGGATCATCCACTTTCGCCTTGTGGCACGATGCATCGTTCTTGTCCTCATTGCCGTGAAGTGATGGAGTCAATATCTGCTCAAGAAATATATGATAGGTTAATGAAAATATGTTAGTGTTTGGAACAGGAAGAGGAGTTTATGATCCTCTGTTAAAAAATTTTGCATATGCAGCGAATGCTCGTTATGTCAATTATGAAAAATCAGTTGCTTCACATGAAATGACTAACTGGTTTTTTAATTATGAACAATGGTTAATTCGAAGAGAAGATATCAGTGTATTTGGTATATTGAGAGGAACAGGGCACTTAATTAAAGCAGCTGAAGCAAATGATATCGATTATTATTTTTGGGATCATGGATATTTTGGAGCAGAGCCAAATAGTACGAAAGGGAGATATCGTTGTATTAAAAACGGTAGACATATTCGTAAGATAGAAGATTGCCAACCAAGGCATTCTATTCCTGCAATCAAACCTAAATATAAAGATGGTAGTAAAATTTTGATATGCCCTTCTGTTGCAGAAACGAGTTCATTTTACATGTCTCATTTTGATGGATGGTTAAAAACTCTTATTGAAACGTTACAGGAATATACTGATCGAGATATTGTTGTTCGTCAAAAAGGATCAAGCGAATCATTAGAAGAACAATTAAAAGACACACACTGTATGATAACAACTCAATCGACTGTGATGATTGACGCATTGGTAAATGGTATACCTTGTATTCAAAGTTCATATGGACCAGGAGTTGAAGTTTGTTCAACAGATATTTCAACAGTAGAGAATCCATATTATCCTGATCAAGATTTAATATATAAATGGTTATGTACGATGGACAATTATAGTTTTAATAGCGAAGAAATAAAAAATGGTTATGCGTGGGAAAGGTTAAAAAATGATTGAATTTACTGATGATATGTTAAAAATAAATCCTAGGATAAAAAAATACGAAGGAAAAAGAAAGGATCTTTTGAATTCTGATGTTGTATTTTTGTCTTATCCTAAAAGTGGAAGAACTTGGACAAGATATTTTTTAGCTAATTATTTTGAGATTGCTAAAAAACAACCACACGATATCTATTTTAGATCAAATGATCCAAAAATACATTTTACTCATAATTTTTTTGATTGGTTTCAAGGAATAGATTACCCAGTTTCTATCATTGATCAAAATGACTATCTAGACAAAAAACTTATATTAATGATTCGAGACCCAAGAGATGTTGGGGTTTCTTATTTCCATCAACATACGAACAGAGATCATACTGCTGAATTTTCTGATATCGATAATTTTGTATTAGACAATATATATGGAATAGAAAGACAGAGTGAATTTGTTTTGCAAGCAATAGATTTTTTTAATAACCACAAGCAACCAAAAATAATGTTAAAATATGAAGATGTATTGAGAGATAATAATGAGTTTAAACCTCTCATTGAATTAATTTTTAATGAGGTTGATGAACAAGCATTTATTCATTCTATTGAAAAATCTGATTTCAAACAAATGAGGAATAAAGAACTATCAAATTTTGGAGGTATTCTTGGTAAGAAAGCTAATTGGAATGGTGATGAAAACGCATTAAAAACAAGAAAAGCAAAAATTGGATCTTATGAAGAAGAATTAAAACTAGAAACTATTGAAAAGGTTAATGTTATGTATTATACAAATAAGTTGTTAAAGGAACATTTTTAATGGGATCTGTTGCATGGTTTAAAACAGAAGAAAATCCTAATGGTGATAGAAATATAGAGGATAGTAAATTTGGTCTAGATTATCTAATAGACAAAGTGGAAAACAAAACTATCATTGATCTTGGTTGCGCCGAAGGTTTAATATCTCATTGGTTATTAACAGAAGGCAATGCAAAATTAGTTCATGGTTATGAAGTTTCTAGGTTTAGAGTAAACTATGCTAAAAAATTATTTTCCAATTTTGATGAAGAAAAATATTATTTCGAATCAAAAAATATTGACTATTTAACCGAAGATAATTTAAAATATAAAAAATATGATGTTGTGATTGCATTAGCTATTATACAAAAATTGAAGCATCAAACTCGATTTTTAAAAATGATTACATCAATAGCTGATGAATATTTAGTTTTACGTATACCAGAAAAAACATCTATAGAGTTAAAAATACCAAATGCAATAACAAATGAGTTTGATGTTGTTGTTCATAAACAAGGATTTAATAACGACCAAACTTCAGTTGGTCCATTATGGATTTTTAAAAGAAAATAATGATTAACATATTCATTGGTTACGATAACAAAGAAAAGGTTGCGTATGATGTTCTTTCATACAGCATATTGAAGAACAGTAGTGAGCCTGTCGCAATCACACCAGTCAATCTTCAAAACGTTAAAAAATATTTTGATCGACCAAAAAATAATCTATCATCAACCGAATTTTCATTTAGTCGATTTATCGTTCCATATTTAATGGGATATTCTGGTTGGGCAATCTTCATGGATTGTGACATGCTTATAACTGAAGACATCAGCCGTCTTTGGTCTCTAAGAGATAATCGTTATGCCGTTCAAGTATGTAAACATGACTACGTGCCGAGATCAGAAACTAAATTTCTAAACCAAACTCAAACCAAATATGAGAAGAAGAACTGGTCGTCGCTGATGATTATGAACTGTGAGAAATGCACTGCTCTCACACGCGATTACGTCCATGAGGCGAGCGGTCTTGAACTTCATCAGTTTAAATGGTTGGAATCGGATGACGAAATAGGTGGACTTCCATTAGAGTGGAATTGGCTGGTTGATGAGTACCTCACGATAGATAACGTCTACAACGTTCATTTTACCCTTGGTGGACCCTGGTTTGAAACATACTCAAATTCTCCCTATTCTGACCTCTGGAGAGAATATTATCATGAGACAACGCAAATTAATTTGTAACTCATTGATATCAAACAAAACTTTTTTTGAAAAAAATGTCGTTTTTTGGTTGACTTATTTCTCAGCATAGATTATAATCTATATATGATGAGAAAGGAAATGAAATGACTGCTTACAAGATTTACCAGATCAACCTCACCGACGACGAGATTGACACGATCAACGCCGCTGGCGATCACGGCGCCGTTCCCAAAAACAAACTGCGTCTCGATATTGAAATGTCGTTTGGTAAGCCAGTTGGTCATCTGGTTAAGGAAGCCTTTGAGAAAGGCTACTACGAGCATGTCAGCAACATCACCGCTGATAGTCTTGAAGGTGTGTTTCACGTTGGTAATATGGGTCCAGAAGAGAGCATTGAACGGTTCCTTCCCATGCACAGCCTGAGCGTTGGTGACGTGGTTGAGGATGCTGACGGTGCCCGCCATATGGTTGCTAGTTTTGGTTTTGAAGAGGTTGTGTAATGACAATTTATGTTGATATGGATGGAGTGATCGCTGACTTCTTTAGTGAGTTAGCAAACTATGCTGCAACGAAACACTGGAAAGAAATACCAGATAAAGAAGCAACGATTGATGAGTTGCGTGGTACCGATTTCTTTGCTCGGTTGCCTAAGTTCAAGACCTCTGATGATCTGATTGCTTTTGTCGATAAAGAAACAAACGGTAAGTGGTGCATTCTGTCTGCTCCATTGCGTAACGATTATGACAACTGCACGTTCTGGAAACGTCAGTGGCTTGAGAAAAATGGATATAATCCGAAAGAAGCAATCTTCACTAAGTTGAAAGAGAAGTTTGCTCTTGATTCTGAAGGTCGTCCAAACATTCTGATCGATGATCGTCCAGAAAACATTGACCGTTGGATTGAATCTGGTGGTATCGGTATTCGTTATCAAGCAGATGAAGATTCGTTGGAAGACTTGATTGAAAAAGTGAAAGGTGTTATTGATGAATAATATCTACCTGTTGGAAACGAGAATTTGTAATGCTATCGTAGCTTACAACAATTCGTCTACAGAATGGTCTAGAAATTTTTGGAAAACAATTATCGAAAGATTGAAGAGGAGACGATAATGATTACACTGATTCATGCTAGAAATGGTGGTATAAGATTACACAGCGACAATGCTGATTATGATGGTCGAATTGGTTGGAGTAAAAATCCAGAAGAACTTGCTGAAATGGTAAAGAAAGATGGTGGTCTTGCCGAATTTGTCAGAGGTGTTTATATGACGAAAGGGAAATCTATTGGATTTTCTACCGATGACGGTCCTGAAAAAATTTGGAATGAAGTTTTAAAACTACTTGACAAATGATAATTTATAGTTTAGAATATGAAAGATGGTTAAGAGATCCTCGTATATCTGAGGCTGTTGACAACTGTGAGTTAAGTACATTATATGAGTGGATGTGGGAGTATCTAGAAAATGAACGATTGGGTAAAGGAGTTGTTGGAGAAATATCCAAACTGCCCGAATCCGATTAATTATCCTCAGTCTGCTTTGTTTTATCTTCAGATTATGAAATGGTGGAAATCGTTATGACTATGCATATGCTTCCTGTATATTACACGACCACTAATACCAGCAAACGCAAGAAGAAGAATAAGTCTAAGTCACTTATTGCTGCTGAGAAAGAACACGCCAAGTTTCTTCAGCGCATGGGTGTTGGGTCCCGTAGCTCAGTTGGATTAGAGCATCGGTCTTCTAAACCGACGGTCACTGGTTCGAGTCCAGTCGGGATCGCCAATTCACGGGGATTAGCGCAGCCTGGTAGCGCATCTGCTTTGGGAGCAGAGGGTCGGAAGTTCGAATCTTCCATCCCCGACCAATCGTTCTATCATCCAAGTATGGCTAAGAAAGAAGCAAAGGTATATAATGGTGAACGTAAACTTCTCGGGATTGCAACGATGCATAAGTCAAATCTCGTGCCAGTGTTTGACAAAGAGAGCGCCAAAGATATTGCGAAGATGAGGCGAGGATGAATTGGAAAGTTAAAGTTTATCTATCGAAAGATAAAGAGGACTGGCTTTATTTGGTAGACGAAAAGACACTTGAACCAAAAGTGTTCGACGATTGGACCGATGCTCAAGTAGAAGCACACCCTTGGTCTCATTCAGATATAGAAGAAGTGAGTAAAAAATGACAAACTATACATACAGTTGCACTTACACCAAGAAGTTTCCTGTAGACAGATACAATCGTCCAGGAGGCATGTATAGTATGGCAGATTTGCCTATTCAAGGACATAAAGAACTTGATCGTGAAGGTGTCATTCTTTCACAAGATAGTAAACAAGAAATATATGAAGTACAAGACAAGGAGAAGGGGTGGACGTTTTACATACCGTTCAGCCAAGTGACAGTTGGAGAGCAATTAGATCCGGTGATGGAATAATGACTGAAGATTATTATGAAGAAGTATTGCTCCTTCGCAAGAAAGTTGAGAAGTACGAGACTATCTTAAAGCATGCAATGTCTGAAAAGACTGGTGTGTTCTTTATCTGTGGTGAAGCAGGTGAGAAGGATAGCATGGGGTTGCCTGAGTACATTTCAGTATGTCCTGCATATGGTGCAGATGGTATGGCAATGTACAAGAAACACAAAGACTATTCTGCTCCTGGCTGGTGAGTCGAGGATGAATCGTATTCGTAGATTTTTTGAATGGAAGTGTAAACTTACCGTTGACTTTTACTTTAAACCTTGGTATCCTACGCATTGGTTGTGGTTAGATGCTTGGTCAAACAGTAAACATTATAACATAGATGGTACAGGTAGGTAAAGATGATATCATACTCTACAAACTGGATGGGACCAATCTCCATGCAATGGTTTCGTGAACGTGGGTTGACTCAAAAGAGCGAACCACGTTGGAGTGAGGTATTACAACAGACTATTGAACCTGAAGAAATCACTCAGCAATGGTCGGGTGGTCGTATTGACATTTATGGAACCGAAAGCGTATTTCCAGAAGAGATGAGCCTGCCTGTTATGCTGGGAGAAGATTGGAATCGTTTCTCAAATTGGTTAGACTCATACAAGACAGAGACAGTAGAAACACTTGACAAAATTCTAGAATCCTATTACAATGATGGTAATCCAACAATTACTTGGGATGAGTGAGGCAAAAATGACTGATTATAATCCTGACAATTGGGTCGTTATCAAGATCAAAGGCGATGATCCTCATTATCGTGTGCTCGCTGGTTGGAGCGGTAGTTACCTTTATGGCAGCAGTTGGCGTATGAACAGTGGCATTACTCGTGTAGAGGATGCTGGTGATAGATTTAACTTCTATGGATCAACTGGTAGTTGCTATAGTTGCGGTAAGGAGAGTTATACTCTACGCATGAACAATGCTCACATTTGGACACAGTTGCAAGAACTACACGGTGACAAAGTTGAAATGATGCCAGAAGAAACAGACTGGCTAGCCATAGATTGGATTATTTGAGGCGATTATGAAAGTTAAAATAAGCTCTTATCCAAACAGACTCCGATCTCGTGTTTATGAGAACTATATGAGCAAGAAGTATGGTTATGTGAGTTGGCCCAATGAGCATTCACGATTTGAAAACACACTTGACTGGGTGGAAGATCGTATGCAAGATGTTTATAATGTGTTTAACTGGATTTGGTTTGATCGACGAACACAAAAAGTAAAAGTGCGTATTGATCCATGGGACACATGGAGTATGGATCATACTCTTGCTCCTATTATTTTGCCTATGCTAGTACAATTAAAGGAAACCAAGCACGGTGCTCCACATGTTGATTTGGAAGATGTACCCAAGGAACTACACGGTAAGAAACTTACCAAGAAGCAGAAAGAACAGGGCGAGGTAGATGACAAACATTTCGAACGCTGGGATTGGGTCTTGAACGAAATGATTTGGGCTTTTGAACAAAAGTGCCGTGAGGACTGGGAAGAAGATTATTACGGTCCATATATTGAAGGTGAAGGTGACGGAATCTTAGGCGGACATTTTGAATGGACAGACGACGAAGGTAGAAAGAAACACCAAGAACGTATGAGCAACGGTTTTAGACTGTTTGGCAAATACTACGAATCACTATGGGATTGAACAATTGACTTATAATTGTATTGTTTGTGATATACCTTTAGAAAAAATTGATGACCTACAACCGGTGGGAGGTTTACATTTCTTAACGTATGGCCATTATGGCTCTACATTTTTTGATCCATTAGATGGAAGCACTTTAAATATTTTTGTATGCGACAGTTGTCTTTCTCGTAAAAACGATAAAACAAGCAAAAGGAACCCCAATGAACATCCAACACGAACCACTTTTTGATACTGACAAGGTTTGCGAACTCTATTCTAAGAAAGATGGTGTTCCTGTTACCTATGTGTGTACCAGTGCGTTAAGAGGCGAAGCACGAGCAATGGATATCTTTTACAGAGAAACTCCACACCCTGAGTTTGGTAATCGGTACTTTGGTCTTTTTCGTGACGCATTTAATGATAATCTTATGATTACCAATGCTGACAAGATTGAACAAGCAGAGTTTGGTCTAATAGAAGATGATGATGGCAATCTACAGTACAGCGCACATCGCCATGATTATAAACGGTTTGAGAACGGCAATATGATTGACGGAGGTCGTGCTTATATTAAGTCAAGTATGTGTGAAGTTAAACACTACGTTGTTCGTGATGGTGAAATGGTGGAGAAGAAAGATGAGTAAAGATTATGTTGTTGTAACCTGTATTTTACAGAAAAGAGATATGTAGTGAAACTTGAGTACTGTAAGGATTGTAAGTATTTGGCAAATCTTATAGCACTGGGCTTGGGACCCAGATGTAACCATGGTCGTGAGGAAAATTTAGACAATTTGCCGCCAATAATTTCTGAAATAATAGACTGTAAAAATCGTGAAATGATGGAAAAGAAAGATGAGTAAAGATTATGTTGTTGTAACCTGTATTTCATCATATCGTATGCGTTACGTAATGCATAAGGATGATTTGCAGAAGATGAATCCTGATGCTGAAGTAGATATGGTTGAGTGGGCAAATAACACAGTAAATATGGAAGAGTGTGATGAGTTCTCACAGGAATGGATGGGCGAGTATATTGTAGATAACAATCTTATCTCTGAAGAAGAGATGTTGGAATTGTTCGACAAAGATAATGATTATCTTAAAGACTGGACTAAAGACAAAAAGATTGAATGGGTTAGAAAACAACTTGATACAGGAAAGGATGTATGATATAATGGGGTTTAATATTGAAATAGATTATGAAACAGCAGATAAAATCGTACTAGAGTTATTAAAAGATCAGTATAAGAGTTTGCGAAAAGATTTACAAAATAGAACTGATGATACAGAAATTTATGGTATTTTTTCATCAGACAAAGAAGAAGATATTGCTGAGATCGAAGAACATCTAAAAGGATATGAAAAAGTACTAAGTTATAATATGGAAAAAGAAAAATTTGAAAAATTAAAAAATGGCACGGATGAAGTATAGTGTGGTTGCAGGCGCATTATTTGGAGTGGAGTTTTGGCAAAAAGGTTGATGATTTTTCTAATTGCTTGTATAATAATATCAGGGTGTGTAATGCCGCCATTACTTAACGTAGTAAGCACCGCAAAAACTACCTGGGATATTGGAGCAATTATAAATGATGAAAAAACAACCACAGACCACGTGATCAGTGAAATAAAGCAGGAAGATTGTAGAACTCACAGGTTTTTAGACGGCAATCAGTATTGTGAAAAATCTCTACAACATAAACTCAACGAATACATTCAAACATTAGAAGAGGAATACTAAAATGGGTAAGAAAAAAGGCGGTAAGTCAAATGGATATATTTCTAAAGGCGAACGCCCTAATGTTAGTAAATCATTAACAAAAGCGATGCGTCGGGAGTATATGGCAAATTCTTTGCTTCGTATCATCAATCAACAGAAAGCATGGCGGAAAGGTAAGCGTGTAATGCTTACTGTGCCAAATACTGGCGGTGATGCTAAGAAGATGCCGTTCATTCGTGTTCCTGCTACTGAAGTATGGGGTGATCCAAAGAATTCTTCTTATAGGATGAAAATAAGTTCTGGTGAATAGATTTAAAAATTTATTTACATTTACACCATATAACATTATAATTGTGTTATTGATTATTGAAATCGTTATTCACATAGTTGAAGTTATTATAGATATAGGACAAATATTATGACACGAAATGAAATTTATGAAATTCTTCAAAAACATGTTGCTGATGTTGCTTTCACAAAAGTCGATGGTAGTGAACGAGTAATGCGTTGTACTCTGAAATCTGATCTTGTTCCAGCACCTGTTGACAAACCTGAAAGAAATAGAACAGTGAATGAGTCGGTTCTTCCAGTGTGGGATATTGATAAGAATGCATGGCGTTCTTTCCGTGTTGATTCTGTATCATCGGTACAGACAGTTATGGTATAAGGAAAAAAAATGAAATTTACAATTACAGGGCTGGACGAAGAATCTGGTTCTATTGATTCAAATGGCAATGTGGTTGGTGCTAAAGGCGGTACTGAAATGATGCGAGAGGGTCTATTCTCTCGTGTCAACATTCCAGATAATATCAATATCATCTCATCTCGTGTTCGTGAAGTTCCAAAAGATAAGAAGAATGTGTTGTGGTTGCACGATACTTGGTCTGATCCTGAAGTACAACATATTCGCGACCAATCATCTTTAGATCGATTTGAGAAACTTGTTTTCGTTTCTGATTATCAATGGCAGACATATCATCTTGCCCATCAGATTCCATATTCTAAATCTGTTGTTCTCAAGAATGCAATCGTGCCAATTGAAGAACACGAGAAACCAAACGATGGTGTAATCAATCTAATCTATCATACAACACCACATCGTGGTTTAGAACTTCTTGTTCCTGTATATGAGTATCTGTGGGATAATGGATGGAAAGATAAGATTCATCTTGACGTTTATTCATCATTCAATATCTATGGCTGGCCACAACGAGATGAACAGTATCGTGAGTTGTTTACTAAATGTAAAGAACATCCTGGTATCTCATATCATGGTACTGTATCAAACGATGAGGTTCGTGAAGCATTGAAGAAAGCACATATCTTTGCTTATCCAAACATCTGGCAAGAGACATCTTGTATTGCTGCTATGGAAGCGATGAGTGCTGGTGTGTGTATTATTTGCCCAAACTATGCTGCTCTTCCTGAAACGACTGCTGGTTTCGCAAATACATATCAGTGGCACGAAGATACTAATACCCATGCAAATCGGTTCGCTCAATTGTTTGATGCTGTGTTGAATGAATATTGGCATGATCAGCATACACAGAAACTCCAGTTCCAAAAGATTTATGCGAATAACTTCTTCAACTGGGATAACCGAGCAAGGGAATGGTCAAACTTTCTTGCAACCCTTTGATTTCAAACAAATTTTTTTTTAAAAAAACTATTGACTTATTTTTCTTTTCCATCTAAAATGTATATATGATGAGAGATGAAAGGAGTCATAATGGCTAAAAGTACTCTTGCTGTAAAACGAAAGAAGAAGGTTCGTTCTGGACCGAAATCTTTTGACACCAAGTATCTTGGTGATGAACCTACGTGGACAGATGTTGAAGTTACATCTATGGATATGTTAAAAGCATACAACTGGTACAACTATTTCTACAACCAGAAGGATGCTCTTAAATTGCTGTTCGATAATTATCCTCGTAACAAGAAAGAGGTCGCACAGCTTCGCAAGGTAAGCGATAAGATCAGCCCTACTGTCTGTTATCAGGCGCGTATGGTCGCGAACGGATGCAAAATGCCGAGCGAGAGTCAGGAGTTCTTCAATGATAAAATTGAAGGATATCTGAAACTCGCTAAGAAAGTTGTGTCTGAAATCAAGAAGCAGGAAAAACGAAAAGCGCCCGTCGTTTCCATTCAAGATCGTATTCGTGAGCAGATCAGTGAATACATTGCAGAATTAGAAAACGAGATTGATATTTTTACTGAAAACAAATATAAATCTGAGTTTGATATGTATGCATGGTTGCGTAGCAAAGAGGTTAAATCGCAACAGGCAAATGCTATCGCTGATCACTATGAACCTCTGCTGTCTGAACTGGAAGAGGTTAAGTCAAAATCTGACGAACAACTCACTGAAGGTTACTCTAATATGAAACCTCGTGGGGTAACTCGGTTCATCGATTTCGTTCGTATGATTGTAGATGATGCTCGTAAGCAATCACAGAATCAGAAAACGGTTCGTAAAACTCGCGCAAAGAAACCTGCGTCTTTACAAAAACAGATTGCTAAAGTGCAGTATCAAAAGGATGCTGCTGAGTTCAAGTTAGTCAGTATCAATCCTGCTGATATTATCGGAGCGAATCAGTTGTGGACTTTCAACACTAAGTACCGATTGCTCACTCGATATGATGCGTTGGGTCCTGCAGGATTTTCTATCAAAGGAACCACACTACAGGGTTACGATGAAGAGAACTCTGTTCGTAAGAAACTCCGTAAACCTGACCAAATTCTACCTCGTGTTCTGACTGGTGGTAAAAGAGTTATGAACAAAGTCATGGATGAAATAAATACAAAAGAAGCATCTATGAACGGAAGGTTGAATAAGGAAACTATCTTGCTCAAAGTAATTAAATGACACAAGCAAACAATGTAATCAAATTCCCCTTGCTGTCTCCAAACCCAAAGGTTATGGATAAGGAGCAGCTTGGAGATTTTATGGATGAGAATAAGAAAGCATTCATTGATGAGATAGTAGATCACTATGCTACACAGTTGATCAATAAAATCGGTATACATGGATTTCCTATCTTTGAAGATAGTTTCATTGATCGTTATTCGTTTACGATTGAGTGTCTTCGTTCAACGGTTTATGGTACTTTAAATATGCCACATCCATTGCAAAGTCACATCGATAAAGTATATGAAGTGTTAACGAATGAAGAGATTGATAGGATGAATTTTGTTTCAGAAACAGACGAAGAAGATATTGACTTCTAAATCATAATAATATATAATAATAGTATATTGAATTGAAACTGAGATAAAAAATGATACTCGTTGATTTAAATCAAGTTATGATTTCCAATCTTATGAAACAGATTGGAGGTAAAAACGTACCTATCGAACCTGACTTGGTTCGGCATATGGTACTCAACTCTCTTCGTCTATATCGTAATAAGTTTGGCGAGAAGTATGGCGAACTTGTTATCTGTTGTGATGATAAGAACTACTGGCGTCGAGATATTTTTCCATACTATAAGCATCATCGTAAGAAGGATCGTGAAGAGTCAGGTCTTGACTGGCATACGATCTTTGAAGTGCTCAATGGTATTCGTGATGATCTCAAAGAAGTTTTCCCTTACAAGGTAATACAGATTGATAGAGCAGAGGCTGATGATATCATTGCTACCATCTGTCATGAGTATGGGCATCTTGGTGTTACGAATGGATCATCTGAACCGATTCTGATTCTTTCATCTGATAAAGACTTTGTTCAGTTACAGAAGTATGCTAACGTTGAACAGTACAGCCCAATGCAAAAGAAGTTTGTGACGTGTAGCAATCCTGCTCGTTACATGCATGAGCATATTCTTCGTGGCGATAGAGGTGATGGTGTTCCTAACTTTTTGTCAGATGACGATACGTTCGTTGTTGATAAGAGACAGAAACCTTTGTCTGCTAAAAAGATCGATGGTTGGAACGGTCATTCACCGGAAGACTTTTGTAATGAAAGAATGCTTCGCAACTATCGACGCAATGAGCAACTTGTAAATCTTGATTTTGTACCTCAAGAGATTCAAGATCAGGTACTTGAAAAGTTTGAAAATTATAAATGTAATCGTAGAGATAAATTATTTAACTATTTTGTTCAGAATAGATTGAAAAATCTTATGGACGTGATTCAGGAGTTCTAAATGGCAATGAAAGAAAGTGTGGCTGAAATCTTAAAGAGGGTTTCAGATATTAAATCTCGAAAACAACAAATTGAAACGTTAAGGAAGGATCATAATACAACACTTGAAGCAGTGGTTGACATTTGTTTCAATCCAAAGCATCAGTTTGTTTTACCAGAAGGAGATCCACCATATAAAGCGCAACCAAAAGAATCGGATTTACAAACATCGTTGTATGCAAATGTACGTAAGTTTCGCATCTTTCTAAAAGATGGACCATATCCGGATATGAAATCTATCCAAAGAGAATCTCAGTTTGTTCAGTTTCTTGAATCATTGGATCCAGATGATGCAAAATTAGTATTAGCAATTAAAGATAAGAAGATGCCATATAAAGGTATCACACAAAAACTATTCGAAGAAGCATGGCCAACATTAGCATCAACATGGAAAACAGAGGAAAATAAATAAATGATTGTAATTTCAGTATTAGCATTATTTTTTGGATTATTTGTCGTTGATAACCAAGAATTTATTAAAGCCGTTGAAAAAGATGTAAACAACGGAGCAACATGGCATTATGTTGGTCCAACACCAATTGATCCAAAAGCAAAACAAATTCCTCTACAAGTAGAAAAAAACGATCCATATATTTTATGGAAGTTAAAGAAAGAGAAATAAACTAAAATGGGTAAGACGTTTCGGCGTGAAAAGTCATGGGACAATGAATATTCTTTTGATAAGAAACCCACTAAACGCAAACAAATTGTGAAGAAGTATCGTAAACCAAAAGCGAAAAAATATGATGAAGCCTATGGCGAAGAGAGCATTTATAATCGGTAACGGATCATCAAGAAAAGATTTTGACTTGATGGATCTAAAAGACAAAGGTACAGTATTTGGTTGCAATGCTCTTTATCGAGAGTTCAGACCAAATTATGATTTGCCAGATTACCTTGTGGCGATTGATGATAAGATAATAACGGAGATTGAATCTTCTGATTTTCCATCAAAAAGATTTATTGTACCTCCAAAAGATGAACAGTATGAACCCTTCGAGATTCATTGGAAGAAAAATGGTAAACCTGGTTTAACTTCTCGTTCCAATGCTGGTGTCAATGCGATGCTTGAGGCAATCAAGATGGGATACAAGCAATTGTTCATGTTGGGATTTGATTCGATGATTGTTGATAATAAAGTGGCATTATCAAATCTATTTGATGGTACGAATGCGTATGAAGAGAATACAAGAGCCTCGCTGGTCGATACTCGTAATCGACTAGATTATATTGGATGGTTGATTGAAAAACACGAAGATGTTGATTTCGTGTTTGTTTATCCAGAAAAAAATAAGTCATATCAACCATTGATTCGCAATTCATACAGAAATAATTTAGAAGAGTTAAAAAAATTATTGGAAAATCATTGACTTTTTTTTGTTTTTAAAGTATAATGAATATATATTCTAAAGGAGAAAAAAATGTATCATGATATTCTAATACTTGCAGGTCTAATATCTTTGGTTGGTCTTTCATTTTATCTTGGTCGTAAATCATATGATATCGATCATATGATCCAAGTATCACTTTCGATCCTTGCTAAGGATAATATTGTTGAATGTTATGAAAACGAAGATGACGATCTGGTAGTGTACGCTGGTACTAAGCGCCCTACAGAAGATGAGATGAAGAAGTTGTCTCCTTTTCGTTTTAATTATTAGTTTGAGGATTGATTGTGGATAATATATACGGAAAAATTCTAAAGAAAGATGGAAAAAAAGCAGCAGATAAGTGGTGGCGAGAAAAGAAAACTAAAGAACGACTGGAACAATTAGATAAAGATTATCCGATGGATAGACCAGTATTTGATAAAGGACAAACCGGTTCGATGTTCGGTGGGTCTTATATATCTAAAAAACCGAAAGATAATGGAGTTTATAATAAGAAAAATACTTGGGGAAAAAATACTTGGGAAAAAAATATCAAAAGTAGGAAAACGAAACGATGAATATCTTTGCAGTGAGTGATTGCCCACAAGAGTCCGCTCGTGCTCTGTGTGACAAACACGTAGTGAAAATGGTTACCGAATCAGCACAGATGTTATCAACAGCGCATCGTATGCTCGATGGTGTTATGGAAATGCGACCATCTAAATCTGGTAAGCGAATGATCAAATACTGGAAACTCGATGGTCCACTAGAAGACGTTCTAATGAAAGCAGTCCATATGGGTCATCCTTGTACCGTATGGACCATGCAGTCAACAGAGAACTACAAATGGCACGTACAGCATTATATGGCTCTTGCTGTAGAATACAATCGTCGGTATGGTAAAACACATGGTGCTTGGTCAAATAAAGGTATTGGTTGTTATCTAATGGCGCCTCCTCGTAATATTCCAGAAGGTCCACGAACTCCATTTGCGATTGCTATGAAAAACTTTCCAGAATGTATCGTAACAGATGATCCTATTCAATCGTATCGTAACTACTACAATGTAGCAAAAGCATCGTTTGCCAAATGGACTAATCGTCAAGTTCCATACTGGTATTTGGGTAAAACAGCATAATAATAAATACAAATAAGGAGGTGCAATGCCTACATATTCTTTTATTAATGAAAAAACTAAAGAAGAGTTTACTGAATTCATGTCTATGGCTGAACGTGAGGCATTCCTTTCTGACAATCCACACATCCGTCAACTCCCTTCAACACAGATGAATATCGTTGCTGGTACATCAGTGAATAAATCACTGCGTACTGATGATGGTTGGAGGGAACAACTTGCAAGAATCGCCGAGGCTAATCCAAATAGCAAACTCGGCGAGCAATATGGTGCAAAATCTGTTAAGGCTGTTAAGACCCGTGATGCAGTAGAGAAATGGAGAAAGAAAAGAGCCGCAGATACTTTGTAATGATTACCTAGGAGGTATCATGTACAATCACTCTAACTTAGCTTTTGTAGAAGATAACTATAACTTTTTTGAAGAAAAACTATCAAGAAAACAAAAACGTAAAGCAAAAAAGAAAGGTGTTAACACAGGATTGAACTTAAAAAATATCGAACCAAAAACAAAAAACCAATCAAGAACGTTCGATGAATACCGTAAAGATAAACACTTGTTACTTCAAGGATTGGCTGGTACTGGTAAAACGTTTATCTCAATATATCTTGCTTTAAAAGAAATCCTAACACATTCATCTACTAAACAAAAGTTAGTCATTGTACGATCAATAGTCCCAACAAGGGACATGGGGTTTCTACCAGGAAACCAAAAAGAAAAGATGAAAGCGTATGAGCAACCATACTATAACATCTTTACAGAATTATTTGGACGCGGAGACGCATATGAAACGATTAAAAGTCGAGGAATGGTTGAGTTTATATCTACATCCTTCATACGGGGAATTACTCTTAATGATTCTATTGTTATCGTCGATGAATGTCAGAACATGACATTCCACGAACTCGACTCTATTATAACTCGCATCGGTGATAACTGTCGTATTATTTTTTCCGGTGACTTTAGACAAAGTGATTTACAGAACATGAGAGAAGGTAGTGGATTATTATCATTCATGAAGGTATTAACATCAATTCCGTACTTTAAAACAATTTATTTTAATGAGGATGATATCGTGCGTAGCGAACTTGTGAAATCTTATATTATGGCTAAAATCGATCATGCAATTTATACATGAAGATAGATTTGAAAAGTACGACATAGAAGCAATCACGACGGAGGAGGGTCGCAGGTATCGAGTACCAAATGGACCTTCCGAAGTCTTATACGAATCAGTAACGACTGCGCTCGGCAACCTTCCTGGAAAGAAAGAAGGATTGATGGAGTGGCGCCGAAAGGTTGGTGAAGCAGAAGCCAATCGTATCAGTCATCAATCAGCATCTCGTGGTACTGCTGTTCATAAGATGCTCGAAGACTTTATCGATAATGTAAGTTTAGAAGACATCATCAAAGGGCAGATGCCAGATGCTGTTCAAATGTTTTTTAATATTCAACCAATTCTTTTACAATCAATACAAAAAGTGTTCATGCAGGAGTGCGCTCTATTCAGCCATGAGTATCGATTGGCTGGAAGAGTAGACATGGTTTGTCAAATCAATAATAAACTAACCGTGCTTGATTTTAAAACATCTCGTAAAACAAAAAAACGAGAATGGATTGAAGACTATTTTCTACAGTGTGCAACATACTCATATATGATAGAAGAGATGTATGGCGAGAGAGTAGAACAAAATATCATATTGATTGCTGTTGAAGGGGATTCACCACAAATCTTTATGTCGGACCCATATAAATATAAAGAACATGAATTTTTCACATCCAGATTGATTGGATAAAAAATGAAAACAATAATTACCATAATCACTGTGGTATTGTTTTCTTGTAATGTATATGCTCATCCACCTATTGGTCCAACAAAGAAAAATATTATATGTGGTCCAAGTGATGATGTTATGAATAAATTGAATCAGTTTGGTGAAAGTAGTTTTGAATTTTTTGGATTTAGTTCTGGACCTAATGATAAACCAAACGATAAAATAGTGTTGAGTATTTTTCGTAATATTAAAACAGGTTCATTTTCGATAGTCGAAACGCACATTGAAAAAGTATCATGTATCATAGCAACGGGTCATGGTGAACCTGAAAAAAATAAAGGACCAAAATTATGAACGCAATGTTGAAGTGGTGGATTCAGTTTTCGTTGACCGCATTTGCCACTGGTCTGATGTATCACTATGATTGGTGGGAGATGATGTATGATGCTGATCTTACAAAGATCAGTTTTCTGATTATTTTTATCTTCGTTCTATCTACACTTTCTGTTGGTTGGTTAAGTTCTCGATCAACATGGGAACTGACAAATGATAAGATCGTTGATTATGTTTCATTTGCTGCAGAAGCAATGACACGTCTTGGTATGATTGGTACTGTTGCTGGATTCCTTCTTATGCTTGGTACAGCGTTTGAGACGCTTGATGTATCAAATGTTAAGAATGTTCAAGATTCAATTCAGGCAATGGCAGTTGGTATGAGCACCGCTCTGGTAACTACGTTAGTTGGCCTTGTTTGCTCAACTCTCACACAGATTCAGTTGGTGGTGTATGAAAACAGTGAACAAAACGAGTAGATATAAAAGCACACTTGGATTCGTTGATTTACTATTCAATCTGCTGATTGGATTCGTATTTCTGTTTCTGCTTGCTTTCATTCTAATCAATCCAGTTGCTAAGAAGGATACCTTTGAACCAAAGGCTGAATATTTGATTGTTCTAAAATGGAATGATGAAAGCGGTAACGATATTGATTTGTGGATAAAGGATGATGCAGATAACATCGTAAGTTTCCGTAGTAAAGATATCGCTCTAATGAATCTCGATAGAGATGATTTAGGCCAAAAGAATGATACACTTAATACTTCAGTTGACAATAAACCACAAGAGAGTAAAGAAGAAATCTTCGTTAATCGTGAAGTGATTAGCATTCGTTCAAAATCAGATAGATCGTTTTCGGTAACCACACATTACTACGACGGTTATGGAATAGAGAAAGATGTGACTGTAGAGATCATTCAAGTGAATCCATATAAGATTCTTAAAGTCAAAAAGTTCGATCTTGAAGAGAAAGGCGTCGAGAAGTTTGTAGCGTCATTTGATGTTCGAAATGGTAACGTTATTTTTACAGACAATGAGACAAGAATTGCAACATCAAAACAAATGTATATGAAGTACGGCGCGCCATGATTATGATGTTCACAACCACAAACCTGATGATCTTATGGATCGTGACAGGCGCAATCTGCTTTCTTCCTTTTATTGTACAAAAGACATGGTTGAGGTATGCTGCCGTACCATTCATTCTATTTTCTGTCTTTTTATCATTTCAGGTTAACGAGCAGTTCATTGGTCGAGCCAAATACGAGATGCCGAAAGATGAGTTTATTTTTAAGTCATATTCAGTGACGAAGGTTAACGGGCAGAAATATATCACTATGTGGATCATCGATGATACCGACGATAAACTGATTCGATTCGAGTGGTCCGAAGAAAAACAGAAATCTCTCAAAAAGGCTCAAAAACGAGCAGCGGCTGGTATTCCTCAGGTCGGTAAATTGAAGAAAAAAGAGGGTAAAAAGAATCAGCGTCTTGAAACGTCTGATCAAATTTTCGTCTTTTATGACTTCCCAGTTCAAAAAATATTCCCTAAAAACGCTAAGTAGTTGATTTTAAACAAAACTTTTTTTAGTTTTTATTAAAAAAACAGTTGACTTATTTCTCAGCATAAGTTATTATACACTTATGATGATTGATAAGGAGATTGAGATGACTAAGTTTGTGAACAAGAATTTCCAATTTGACGGTATGTACCTCAACTACGTCGGACCCTTTGCTGGTCAGAAGACATACGATGAGGTCTATGGTGCAGACAAGATCCACCCTAGTCGAATTGGTATGCCGAAAGAAGCCTTCATTGCTCGATTCAAGCGTGGTGGCATGGTTGCTTTCAAAAAGTTCTTGTGTGAAAACTTCACGGTTGAAGAATACCTTGCGCTGTTAGAAAGTGGTTTGGCTCCTCTCCAGGCTCTTCAGACTAAGGGTTACGTATCTCCCCATGTCGCTAAGATCCTCAAACAGCGTGGTTATCCGATGACTCCCGCTGGTATGGACCAGATGATTGCTGACGACATTGCGTTGAGATTATGAGAAAACAAAAGAAAATTCGCCTCGCCAAGATGCTGTTCACTAAGGATAGCGCCTTCAAGCCCCGTGTTGTCCGGGATAGGACGAAGTACACTCGAAAAGAAAAATACAAAAAAGTTCTAACCTATTGATTTTAAACAAAACTTTTTTTAGTTTTTATTAAAAAAACAGTTGACTTATTTTTAAAAACAAGATATAATGTATATATGATGAGAAAACAGAGAGAGATGAACATGATTGAAGTTGGAACAGAAGTTATCGGAAACTGGGGTGCGATGTATCCTATCTCAGAAGGTGTTGTTGTCGCTGTTACTGAAAGCGGATACACCGTAGAATGGGCAGAGGAAGACGAGTACTCTGGTGCTGAAACGATCACCTGCTCTTATCCTTTCGGTGAAATCAAGCGTGAAGGTGAAACCTCCATCAACGGTTCTCCTATTGGAGTCTTCGTTAAAGAAGATGTAGAGGTAATCAATGACGATATCAAGATGGATTCGTCTAAGCCTGCATACATTATTAAAACAAAATAATGCATTTTAAGGGTTGACTTATTTTTAAAAACAAGATATACTGTGTATATGATGAGAAAACAGAGAGAGATGAACATGGAAAAGTTTAAAAGCATGATTGAACTGGTCTTCGAACTTTCGGAAATTTGTGAAATTCCCGAGATTCAGAAACAGCGTGAAGACCTAATCAAGCAAATGTGGATTGAATTTCCCCGCGAATGTGAAATGATGGGTCTCACTGACGGATTGAAAGGTTGATTCAAATGAGCATAGCAAAAACGATCCTTGAACAGATTAGGATGATTGACCCGATGGCTACTTGGGCTTGGGGCGCTAAAGATATGGTTGCCATGGAAGATGGTTTGCGGTTTAAAACCACTGGTATGGTAAAGAATAAAGGTTATGTGACCATCAAACTGAACGGTCGTGATCTATACGATATTGAGTTCGGTAAGGTTCGCAAGTTTGAATACAAAGTGTTAAAACGTGAAGAAGACGTTTTCGCTGAAGATATGGTGAAATTCGTTGATTCGATGGTAGGTTGAAAAAATACAAAAAAATTCTAACCTATTGATTTTAAACAAAACTTTTTTTGTTTTTATTGAAAAAAACAGTTGACTTATTTTTAAAAACAAGATATACTGTGTATATGATGAGAAAACAGACACACACCACGAAAGAGAGAATTGAGATGACCAAATCTGAAATCCGTAAACTGATCGCTAAAGAACTTGAAACGGGCATTAAGATTACTGTATTACCCGCTTCAAAGAAGAAAGTGAAGACTTTCCGTAATTCTTCCAGCGTTACCAATCGCGGCCGTAAGCAAGTAAACCTTGCTTCTATGGGTTACTATGCGGGCCGAGCATAAAAATATCAATGGATACTCGTCGAACGTTTGATTTCCGACGAGTATCCAAAGATATAATTTTTTTTAAAAATAATGCATTTTAGGGGTTGACTTATTTTTAAAAATAAGATATACTGTGTATATGATGAGATGAAAAAAGGAGTATATGATGTCTCGTGATTACTTTTCTATCGGCTACGATTCTGAGTTTCAGTTCGAGAAAGCCACTAAGAAATCGTTTCAACCTGAAACGATGATTGACGACATGGCTATGCCCTGTGAGACTTGTGAACACGCTCAGAAGTGTGAAGCTGGTTTCCTAGAGTGTTCTGCATTCCGTTCGTGGGCTTCCACGGGCAAGTTTGTAGACAGCGATGTCCAACGTTACGTTCGCGCTGTAAAGTAGCGAACGATTAGAGAGATTTCTGGCACCTTCGGGTTAGGGTTAAGAGCCACTGCTAATCTCTCTTTTTAGACCTTTGATAGGAGATATATAATGAAAAACGAACATATGAAACTCGAAATTCTTGGTAACATGTCTGGTCTTTCTGAGCAGATTCGCCAGAAACTGAACGTGCTTACTGCTCTTGATCAAGACACAACCACCACTGGATCACACGATTTACACGATCAGTTGATGACGTTTGTCAAGACTCTTGATGCTCTTGATGGTGTTCTCGAACGTTCTGTTAAGATTTCTGGAGGTTGAGTAATGAGCACCTACACGTTCGAAGACTACGATCTCTACACGATTGGATATGACTTTGCCAACCGCAAAGATCAGACGATGGTGGTCCGTGCGCCAAATACACGAATCGCACGAGAACTTGCTAAATGGCGGTTCGGCGAAGACTTTCCATATAAAATACATTTTATTGAAAAAAGTGATTTTAGGGGTTGACTTATTTTTAAAAACAAGATATAATGTATATATGATGAGAAAACAAACGGAGACTCAAATGAGCAACACTGAAATCAAAACCTCACTTCGTCGTTATCTTGACCACATTTATACTGACTACACAGAATGGATGAATCGTGGCAAGTTTGGCAAGATTGAAACGAAAGAACGCATGATTGCCGACTTTACAGAAAGTCTGTCATTCAAGATGGGTAGCAAATATGTCAAGGTTGTTCAGAAAGGTTCTGTTCACTCGTTCATTGTGAACACCCACGATGACCCAAAGTTTGCTTTTGGCGACATTCTGAAAGCCGCAAGTTGGAAAACTCCTGCTCGGAACTTTGCTCGTGGCAACATCTTTGACGAAACTTATAGCGCCAGTTGGACTGGCGCTTAATCTTTTTTAAAAATAACTATTGACTTTTTTATCAAAATAAGTTATAGTTATTATATTGATTGAGTGAAACAACCTAACAGGAGATATATTATGGTTGCAGCAGTTGAAACAATGGCATACGCAGGTGAAGTTCCGTGGCACGGTCTTGGTGTTCCGGTCAGTTCTGATCTGACTCCAGAGCAGATGCTCGAAAAGGCTGGTCTTGACTGGGAAGTCGAAGTTCGTGACATGACCGTTACTGGTTCTGATGGCGAACAAATCGTCGTTCCTGGCAAGAAAGCTCTCTACCGTTCTTCCGATGACAAGTTCTTTGACGTTATCGGCGAAGACTGGAATCCGCTTCAGAATACCGAAGCATTCGATTTCTTTAATGACTTCGTTGCTGCTGGCGATATGGAAATGCATACCGCTGGTGCGTTGACTGATGGTTCCCGTGTATGGGCACTTGCGAAGGTCAATGATGCTTTCGAAGTGTTTAAGAACGATGTTGTTGAACAGTACCTTCTGTTCTCTAATCCTCACAAGTATGGTCAGACCATTGACGTGAAGATGACGCCGACTCGTGTCGTTTGCTGGAATACGCTTTCGATGGCTCTTCAGGGTGTGACTAACTACGCTGTGAAGGTCAATCACCGTCGTGTCTTCGACGCCGATGAGGTGAAAGCACAACTCGGTGTTGCTAAGGAGAAGTTGGATACCTACAAGGAGGCTGCTCAGTTCCTTGGTTCCAAGCGGTTCACTAACGATAACATCGTTGAGTACTTCAATCGTATCTTCCCTGTTACCTCCAATGCGAAGGGCAAGGAAAATGCTGTCTCTCGTAACTCTAAAGAGGCAATGGAAGTTCTTCACACTCAGCCTGGTGCAGAGTTTGGTGCTGGTACTTTTTGGGCGGCATTCAATACCGTCACCTACATGACCGACCACACTCTGGGTCGTTCTGACGACACTCGCCTAACCTCTGCTTGGTATGGTTATAACTCCAAACTCAAAGCAAAGGCTCTTGAAACTGCCATTGAGATGGCTGAAGCCGCATGATAGTATAATAGGAGTGCCCAGTGTCCCGTTTAGCAGCGGCGACACTGGGGTATTCTTTACCATAAACAGTAACTTTTTTTGAACATTTCTCATGATTGTATTTGTAAGGTCCACGTTTTTTGCCAGTTATTTTAGATTTCTGTTTTTCAATAGACTGTTTGGAACGTTTGTGTCCTTTTTGAAAACAACCTTTAGTTGGAGACCTTCCCTTACATGCTTCCGATACTTTCTTACTATACTCTTCGGATTGCATGTAACTGGTATCTCTGTTCTTAGAACGAAGTATATTACGTTCAGAATCAGTTATTTGACCACTGAGTGATTTCCATGCGCAATAATCTTGCCAACGACCGTGTTCTTCATAGAGTTTTTGATGTGCTTCGGCATGTTCTTCTACAGTCAAACGAACAAGATTTGATGGGTCGTCAGTACCACCTATGTGTTTAGGAATGATGTGGTGATTGTGATATATAGTCATATGCTGGACCTCCTTTACAGGTTTAGAGTTAGTGGGAGTTGCCTCTCCGCGACTAACACTATTTATAATAAACAAGATTTCGGAGTTTGTTATGAAAAATAAACTAGCATCCATTATGTTTTTCACATCAATCTTAATGATTGACCAAGCAAACGCTGAAACATTATCTGGCACGATCATTGAAACACAACCCTTGACTCGAAACACAACAGTATCGATACCATATGAAAAATGTGATATGATAAGAAAGGTAATCCCGATCACAAAGGGTGCGAACCAAATCTATAACACAGATGATATCTTTCAAAGGATGTTCAAGAAAGTCACTGCTCCAACAGCGACGATCTATGTTGAGGAGTGTAAGACTCTACACCGCACAGAAGTCCAAACGGTGCTTGAAGGATTCCTTGTGACATATGAACTTGGTGGTAAAGTGTATCAAACAAGAACTAAGTTGAAACCGGAAAGCGATAAGATCGATGTTAAAATCTCTCATTCGATACAGTAAGTTTACGCCTCTGTTACTCATTCCTACAGTAGCGTATGGTGAATGTAACTATGACCGCGATGTCTCTTCTGTTCATGTAAAGAAGATTGAACAGACGAATATTGAGAAGCGGAAGGTAATTGACTTTCATGGTGCAAAGAAATGCCTTATTATTATTCGCAGCAAGGTCGATGGTGAATGGCATCGTGGTATTTCTTCGTTCGTGTTTGATACATCCATGGCTGAAGACGAGGCGTGTGATAGGGCTATTACAAGAGCCAAAGATTCTATCTATCGCCGAGTGTCGCCTGAGATGTTTTCATCAACAACATCTATGAAGTGTAATACAAAGATTGGAAAGACTGATAATCAACTCAAGATTCCATTACCCCATCGATTGCCGAAGTATGGTGAGGTTCAGGAAGTTGTTTTGAATAAAAAATGTAAGTTAGTAGAAGCAACAGTTCAATATGGTGAAGGATATAGACTGAAAGGTTACAAGGAAGTTTGTAATGATTAAGGTTATTGTTGGTGTTGTTATTGGTGTTGGTTTAGTATATACTATGCCTGAATGGATGCCATATACTGATCAAGTATATGACAAGTTTTGTGGAGTTAAAAATACAGAATGGAGGATTATAAAATGAAGAATATTTGTGTGATTGCTGGAGCGTTATCTCTGGCTGCGTGTTCATCTACCACACCTGAGATGGTAGCGAACAAAGAGATGTTTGAGTATAAGCAGAAGCAAGTCAAGGAAACTACATCTTCGATTCCAAGTTGGTTCCTTGAGAACCATGAGGATAAGGATGTGGTATTCTCTGTTGGTACGGCAACGATGCCTGATCTACAGTTATCAATCGATATCGCTCGATTGAATGCAAAGGAGCAACTGGCAGATCGTATCTATTCTAAATTGCGGAGTCAGACAAAGACATACACTGCTAAGATCGGCGGTGATGATTTTGATGTTGCTGTACTTAATGAAGTAGAAAAGGCGACGAAGAACATTGTTTCTGATGCTGAAGTCAATGGATACGAGCAGCGTAAGATTGAAGTCATTCCTAATGGCATTCAGTATAGTTCATATGTTCTTCTTGCATTCGACTCTAAGGAAGCAGCAAAGATCATTCGTAATCGTCTAATGACCGTTCGTGCTATGCAGTCTAAGTTTCAGTCTGAGAAAGCATGGAAAGAACTAGACAAGGTTTCAAAGGAGGTTAAGGATGAAGAAAAGACTTCTCTTCGTGCTGCCGCTGGTCTTCCTGAGTCAACCAGCAAAAGCGATTGAGCCTGTATCGATCATTGCTACTCTTGCTGGTGCTGTTCTCTCGCCTGTAATCTGTAAAGAGATTAAGTGCAAGGAAGACAACTACATCATTATCGATAGGTCTAAGGATAAGAAACGTCTGTTGGAAATGCGAGATACCTTTGAATGGGATAAAACTGAAAAATCTATTGACAATGATAAAAAAGTAAATTATAATAAATAATATGTTACGTTGAAGAGGAGCGAAAGCTAGACAGGACCGGGGTGCAAATCCCCGCACCTCCACCAAAAGCACATCGGGCACCGAAAGGTTCCTTTCCTAGGCTGGGTATAAAGAATCTCGGTGTGCTTTTGGGGGTGTGCTAGGATCGACTGATGGTGTATAGCGAATTGGAGTAACACGGCTGACCGCGTAATAGGTCAAACACTATAATTGTCGCAGCAAACGATAATTACATTGAGGATTACCGCCTAGCGGCTTAATCTTTCTTGGGTTTGGCAGTTTTCCTAGAAACAGAAAAACTGCCATTATAAATAAATCGAAGCAATAATTGCTTTACACACAACACACAGGAGACCCGCCATGCACTTTTTCGAAAGTCTAATCAAATATTTTGAACTTATTGGAACTGCTAAAGCTGCAGAAGCCTTAGCACGTGAGGGTATGCATACTGATGCCCAAAGACTAATGCGTCAACGTTTATTGAAATATTAACACACACAACACACAAAGGAGTAAAGACTATGACTAAGAACCCATACGAAATTCGTTTTGACCTATTGAAAATGGCTAAAGATATGCTTGATCGTCAATATGAGCAATCAGCAGCAATGGCATGGGAAACTATGACCAAAGCAATGGAAACGAACGAGTCACTTTATAAAGAAGTTGACAAGTACGTTCCTAAGATGTTTTCACCTGAAGAGATTATCGATCAGGCTGAACGTCTTCAGAAGTTCATTAATAAGAAAGACTAATAAATACTAAGGGTCACTACTTAATAAGTGCGCGAGGGGTCACGGTTAGCCCCTCATTTTTTATGTGTATTCTAATGATGTTATAACATCATCGGATATGGTTGTGGTATAACTTTCTCCGGAGAAAATTAAACTTTCTCCTACATTTTCTTCTACTTTACCTTTACCCTTACCTTTATTTGATTTTGTCTCTTCGATTACAGGATCTGGTTCTGGACCTAAGATATTTGAAAGATCGATACTTTCATCTTCTTCTATTCCAAATCCAGATAAACTCATTGTACTGTTCTCTGCATTGTTATTGTCGCCGCTGTTTCCAGGAGCATCTTGGTCACCATTACCAAAACCGTTATTAGCACCAGTACCAATGGTCCAATCTTCGTATGTAACACTGCCAGTAGAATATGTTGTTTCAGTATTCGTTTCAAACTCCGATGAAGATGTACTATTTGATTCACCGAATTCTGTTTCTGTGGTACCATCGAAATATACAATCGTATAGACTGGTGTCTCTGTAGTGGTTGTTACTGTTTCTGTATTATATGTTTCTACTGTCGTAATCGTTTCTGTTGTTATATCTTGTTTATTCCTACCATCTTTTTTCGTATCAAATTCTGAACTAACTTCGCTATCAACAAGCACAGGGTCTAGTATATTTGTTTCCGTGACTGTATTATATGTGGTAATGATGTTAGGTTCTTCTGTCCCTGTATAGATAATCTCTGAACGTGTGGTTTCTTCTGGCTCTTTATCGTAGATATTTTCTTCAATCGTAGGTTCGCCATACTCGATTTCAGTTGTACCATCTGAATATGAAATGGTGTAAACTGGTGTTGTGATAGTTTTTTCAGAAACGGTTTCTATCATCGTATCTGTGTAGTTTCGAGTAACCTCTACATTCGTAATGTTATTCTCTAAATCATTTTCTTTTTGTGTATCGTCGATATAACTCGTGTTTGTATTTGTTGAAATGATACTGGTTGTTATCTGTGTTTCATAGTTAGTTGTAACTTGAACCGATTCGTATTGTACTATCTGCTCGGTTCTTGTATCAGTTCTTGTTTCAGTTGTTTCTTGTTTATTGATTGTGGTTTCACCATCTTCAATTTCAGTTGTGCCATCTGAGTATGTAATCAGATAAACAGGTGTGATTGATGTCGTTGTAGTTACTAATGTGTTATACGTATCTGTGTATTGACGGTCAGTAGTAATTACTTCACGATTGTTCTCTAAATCATTTTCTCTTGATACATCATCTTCATAAATTGTTGATAACAGAGTTTCTTCACCACGTGATGTATTGGTTGTTGTCTCAAATGTTGTTGTTGTTGAGACAATTGTTTTCTCAAATTTTACTGGCGTTTGAATTACAACCTCAATAGGCGTTTCAATATTAACAACAGATTGATCATCTCTTCGATTGTCTCTATCCACTGATACAGTCTGTGTTCTACTATCATAAGTTGGAACTTCGTTTTGATAAAATGGTGTTGGTGGAATAATCCCAACGGTTGGATTTGAGTCTAATCCAATTTGTGTAAAGTTTTCACTGAAAACATCTCCACCTTCAACAGAATCACCACCAGCTTCAGTGTTAAAATCTGCTAAGTCGCTACCATCATCTTGTTTACTTTCTGATGAATTGTCATACGGATTACCATTATAAGAACCTGATCTTGCAAGATGTTCTAACGGTAAATCAAAAATTTCACCAATCTCTTCAAAAGATAATGTTGTAATTTCTCCAAGACCGCCCTCAGCAGTTGCTTTTACCGTTTGACCTTCTTGATTCAATACAATCACATTACCAAACAAATCTGTAATGATAAGTTCACCAACTGTTCCATCTGCTTCTGCCATTAGTGTAAATGTTGTTTCACCTTCGAAGATTTTTACACCAAGTTGCGTTCCACGAATACCAATCGTCGCAACAGGTGTATTCAGTGTCATGGCGTTTGGATCAGTTTTAGCAATATCGCCACTGATGTATACAAAAATACCAGACACTAAATCAATGGCAAAATTTCCTTCCTGAGTGGAAGGATCATATACCATTTCGTCTAATGTGATTTTACCATTTTCAGTTACAACAAGAGTAGATTTATCTACAAACTCGATTGTTGTTCCGGAATTTTCATCTGTAATGATTATATCATTCGAATCAACTGTGTCGCCTTCGGATAACTCGACAATATCGCCATTTGGTTTCTCAACCTTTGCGGATCCTTCAAGAGTCGTTATCGTGCCAATAGCCATTTTTTATCCTTTCTGTATATTTATTATAAATATATTGACTTCTATTCACAATAAGAGGTATAATAAAACAATGGAAGAGATTGTAACAGTAATCTCTTCGTTATGGCCGATTGCCGTGGGATTTGTAACATTAGTCATTGTTTTAGCAAAAATGCATACATCAATTGAAGTGCTTCAAGAAAAGGTGAAAACCCTTTTCGAAATAGTTAATAAAAAATAGTTGACATTTTGTATTATTCAGTTTATAATCAACTTATGAAAAGGTTGATAGTAACTATATTTGTTGCTTTGTGTTTTTCTCAAACCGCTGCAGCATACGATGATAATGACAATGTAACTTGTCTGGCATTGAATATCTATCATGAGGCTCGAAATCAGCCAGTGGTGGGTCAAGTCGCTGTCGGGCAAGTTACATTGAATCGTGTTAATGATTCAAGATTTCCAAATAACATCTGTGAAGTTGTTATGCAGGGTCCACATAAGAAATCTTGGAAAGACAAAACGAAGATGATTCCGGTTAGAAACCTTTGTCAGTTTTCTTGGTACTGTGATGGTAAGTCAGATACTATAAGAGATATCGAAACCTATAGAGAGATATACAGACTTGCTATTGTTCTGATTGCGGAGTGGTCGATTGATATCACAAATGGTGCTACTCACTATCATGCTTACTATGTAACACCAGCATGGGCTAAAACTAAAACACGCACAGCAAAAATTGAAGATCATATATTTTACAGATGGGAGAAATAATGTTAAGTAGACAAAATTTTTCAATGGAAATTGAAGAAATGGTTTATCAGTTGGATATTCCATATATGGACGCAATCGTTCATTACTGTGATAAGACAGGTATGGAAATCGAAACTGCTGCTAAACTTTTAAATCAAAAAATAAAAGAAACGATTGCTTCAGAAGCAAGTGATCTAAATTTAATGAAAGAAAAGATTAATAAGTTACCAGTATGATGGCATATGATTTGAATGAAGGTTTTGATGCTTACAAAACGTATCTTGCGTTGAAGCAGCATTTTACCAGTGATTATGATTACTTTAAATATAATGGAAAGATTCGTGCGAATGTCGAATCTTTTCTCAAGAGGAATGATAAGTTTTTCTTTCGCAAGTTACAAAAGAAATATGATAAGAATGAACTTGTAGAATTTTTCGTAAGTAACTTTTTAGTGAGTGATAATTGGATTGGCAATCTTATTTCAAAAGAAAGCGAGGACAATTATGTATCCTACAAAAAAAGACAAGAGAGTCTTTCGTATATGTTTAGGAGTGATGTTGATTGTTTGGTCGACTTTAGTCGTCTTCATGATAAATCATTAAATGATCTATTAATCGTCGAGGACAATAATCATCCACAATTGTTAAAACTTTTTCTTCAAAAGAAAATATGTATTGAAACGATGATTATCCTCGACGATATCCTTCACTTCACTCGATACTGGAATGCGAAACTTGATGATATAGTATGGGAGGAAAAGAAGAAACAGATACAGAAATACCGACAGTTTTTACACTATGATAAATTTGAATATCGAAAAATCTTGAAAAAAGTTATTGACAATGGTGAGAAAATATAGTATAAATAGAATATTATATGATGAATATTGTGGACAAGTAAATATACAAACATACATCGAAATACGGAGAAATACATATGACTACATCTTTTAAAGACCTCAAGCGTTCACGCAAATCTGTTTACGACAAGATCATTTCAGAGACAAACAAACTTCAAAGTAGTTCTCAACAAGGCGGTGCTGATACTCGTTTCTGGCAACCAGAAGTCGATAAGGCAGGTAATGGTTATGCTGTGATTCGTTTCCTTCCTGCACCAAAAGGCGAAGACCTTCCTTGGGTGCGTTTGTTCTCTCATGGTTTCCAAGGTCCAGGTGGCTGGTACATTGAGAACTCGCTTACGACTCTCAATGAGAAAGATCCTCTTGGCGAGTATAACTCCACTCTTTGGAATCGTGGTGACGAAGCTGGTAAAGAACAGGCTCGCAAGCAGAAGCGTCGTCTGTCTTATATCTCAAACATCTATATTGTAAAAGATCCTGCTCATCCTGAAAACGAGGGTAAGGTATTCCTTTACAAGTATGGTAAGAAGATTTGGGATAAGATCAACGACCAAATGAACCCTGAGTTCGAAGATGAAGATCCAACCAATCCTTTTGATCTTTGGGAAGGCGCTAATCTCAAACTGAAGATTCGTAATGTCGAAGGTTATCGTAATTACGACAAGTCAGAGTTTGATAAAGTTTCAGCTCTATCAGAAGAAGATGATGAGCTGGAAAAGGTCTGGAACTCACAATACTCCCTACAAGAGTTTCTAGATCGTAAAAACTTCAAGACCTATGCCGAACTACAGGCAAGACTAAATCGGGTTCTTGGAGCCACAGCAGTATCCTCAACTGCTGACGAAGTTGACGAGGAAGTTTTTGAGGAGCCTCGTCAAGTTCAATCCGCGAAGGTTCAAGAAGAGGATCAACCTTTGAGCGAAGAGTCATCTGATGATAGCTTAGACTTCTTCAAACAGCTAGCAGAAGAAGACTAATACAAAATAGCGCAATGCGTTTTGGAGAGGGGATCCGCTGGGTCCCCTCTTTTTTATGCGCCTGTAGCATCCATCGATGGATATAATGTCATTTGTCTTCTTGCTGCAGGAGCACTGTAACCATTACCACCACCATTGACTGTGGTTGGAGCGTTTGTTGATGCATCTACTGTTGTAGGTGCTGAAACATTATTAACGATGATTGGTCGTTGACCAGATCCTTGACCGAGTTGTTGCGAAGATTCTGGAATTCCACGTGGAACAACTCTCCCCGAAATATCATCAGGATCAGCAGCTCCCTCCTTATATGCTGCCGGCGGGGGGCCTCGCATAACGACAGCGGCGCTGTTACGCATTTGTTTTTTAGGAGCAGTATCTTTCAATTCTGTCGATTCAAGTAATGCTCTAGCTTGATCCATTGTTAATCCAGCAAGAGGTCCACTAACTATCCTGTCACCGGGACCAACAATTGAATTCCAAAAACCACTTCTTTTTCCTTCTTCAGTTTTTAAAGCAGACTCAACTTCGCTTCTAGATAATCCTTGTTTTATTTCTTCTGTTCTTTTAGAAGTTATTTTTGCTTGACCAGTTTCTAATTGTTTGTTATATTGTTCTCTTTCTTCTTTTGTCATGTAGGGACTTTTACCCTTCCAAGCGTTACTTTGAAAATCGGATTCAGTCCCTGGACTTTCTTGCATCATTTTTTCTTGTGATTTAGTTAATCCTGTTACAGTATCAATTGCAATCCCTAAAGTATTTCTTAATTTTCCTCCAGTCTTTTGTAACCAATCTGTAAACGGTTTTGACCATTCAACCAAAGCATCTCTGGCGGCAAGTATATCTTTTTCATAAGTTTTTACTGCGACAAGAAAAGCACCAATCCCAACAAGTAAAGCCAACACGGTAGGATTTGTTAATAATGCAATAATAGGTCCAAAAATTGTACTTAGACCAGAACCTAATAAACTAAAAAGAGTACCAAAAATACCTTTACTTTTTTCTTTTGGTTCTGCGGTAGGTTCCCCACCAAAATCAAATTCTCTTTGTTGAGATTCTACATCTGCTCTTTTTAAGTTTTCTTGTTTTTCTTTGAAAAATCGTTTTTTAAAAGTACCAACAAGTTCTCTTAATAAAGAAGTTTGTTCTTTCTCTTCTTTTAACGATTCATCTTCTTTTTTGTTTTTTGTTTTTGAATCAGAAAACGAATATAGTTTTTCAATAGCGCCTTCTCTCATTTCTCTGAGTTTTGTTAAACCAGAGGCGTCGGCAATCTCTTTTCTTTTTTGTTGCGCTTTACCTGAACTACCAATACCTAATCTACCAATCGTTTGCCCAGATATTGCAGAACTCATTGCTGAAATGACACCACCACTCCTCTGAGTCTTAAACTCAGGGCTAATTCTTTCTGGTATGGGGGTATCATCTCTAGGTGTTGTTCTAGATGGAGTAGCGGTTTTGATATTTTGAAGAGTTTTAAAATTTTTACTAAGAGTCTCTAAGATAGATTCTAGAGTTCTATTAATTTGTTTGAGAGAATTTGTCCCGCTGTTGCGAGTCAAATCACCCTCTTGTTTCATCCTATCAATTACTGCTTCGAAACTAGACATTTTGGTTCTCTAATCTTTCTTTTTCTTCTTTTAGATGTTGCAATAATAAATCAACATATATTTTTCTTTCAAAAGGAATCATGTTATCTAACTCAGTCAATGAATATTTGTGATGTTGCATCATAGCAAAATTCGTATAATAATGATTAATCAACGAATCATGACTGAGCCCTACATAAAAAAACTTTGCAACCCTTCCAATTTTAATTTTTCTTCTTTACCACATTCTTCACATGTCCAACTAATTTCATGTTCTAATTTTGGTAATGTATCAAAAAAATTTTTAATATTTTCAAATTGAGATTGTGTTAGGTTTGAAAGAAAATCATTCATCTCTTCTTTTGTAAACTCATCATATACATTTTCTTCGTCGTACACACATTCCACACAATTTACAATGATATTAAAGATGTTTTGTAACTCATCTTGATTTTCATTAATAGTGTTAGTAATATCGAAGTAAGATGGATCTCTCAATTTAATCCCATATTTGTCATCTATCTTAATATTGTTTTGATGTTTTTCATTAAAAGTAACACCAATATTTCCATAAGGTATAGTCATTTCCGTAATATGTTTGCATTCAATATCCGCACCATGACGAAGATTTAACTCAACAGACTCGCCAACCGATTTACTTCTTAATTGTAAAAACAAATATTCAATATCATACGATGCAAGTTTTTTAGCATCAACATTTGATGTTAGAATACAAGAATCTAGAATGTTACAAACTGCTTCTTGTATAATTTTTTCTTCGCCGCCCTCAAGAGCCATATACAAAATTTTTTCTTCTTTCACTAAGAACGGGCGAAACTTAATCGGTTCTTTTGTCGAAGGAATAACAGTCTCAAACTCAGGTGTTACTAATTTAGGTAAAGCCATATTTTACTCCAGGTCAATATTATAAATTCAATGGGAATCCTGCTCTGTTCAGAGCGTCTTTTGATCTTCCTTTTATTTGGTTTGGTAGATTCTTCACAGCATTGAAAGCAGAAGCAACATTGTCAAGATCAAAGGTGAATGATGTTTTAAGTCTTTCTTCAGTGAAGTATCTATATGCCATTGTGACATTTTGTTTTTGTACGTCGGTCGCACTCCAGTTTCCAGATAATGATGCAATCTGTTCTGGATAACAATCAACAAGACGAATAGCATATGTTCTTTGCCCGTTTGGATTCAACTGATAAATCGTAAATCCTTGTTTGAGTACATACTGATCATAGTAACCAATATCAAAGTTCGAACCACCTGTTCTATGATTACCTGTAACACGATCTTGCCATTGCATGAAGAACTCACGTTCTCTTAAATCTGGGCTGAGAATAACAGAGAAATCGATATTAACATAGTTTGCAAGACTGCCGATATTATATGGTGCGCCATAATCTTTGTAATCGATACGTCCAAGAGACCGTTGTGGAAAAGTTACAGAATCAATTCTAAACGACATTGATCTTGCACCACCAGTTCCTGTACCAAAAATACCACCAAGAAAATCACCAACAGCATCAGTAACAGTACCAACTGGATTTGAAAGAATCGAACCAAGAGATAACTGACTTGATTCAAGAACATTACCAGATACTGGTGCTCCTGTAATCTCAACTTCGAAATCACTTGTCTTAGCGATTCCGTTTCTTGTCATCTCTGCTTGAAATTGATTGACGTTAAATGCCATTTGTTATACCATTTGTCTGCTGTCTTTCCAGACAGATCGTTTACTTGATTTCTCAAATCTTTCTGTTGGAAGGAATAATGCCATATCCCATTCGACAGAACTAATCTCTAAAAACCTTGATCGCACATGTTTGTTTAGATACATCTTCAATGTTGGTTTAAACCACTTATACTTCGCCGCTCCATTCAAAATATCATAACTGATTCTTAACTTCGTTGTTTCATCATACTTTGTATTTGTTGTCAAATCATATAATGCATCCATCAACACTGCTCGTTGTCTTAATGGAAGATAGTGAAGATTGAGACCAAGAAATCCATTAGGAACATTCTTCACTTTAAAAATCAATGGAAATGTATCATAGTAAGGTAGTGTCTTCTTATGTTTTGGATCATAGTAAAAGTGATACATCTTACCAACTGTTGCTCGATTCACAAACCGAGAAACGTCTTCTTTCATTAACTTTGTTGGAGTCACACTTGCATTCTTAGCCTTATCACGAAACCAATCACGAGACTGTTGTGTTCGAGCGGGGATTTGACCAGAACGAACACCCTGTACTAACATCTTATCGAATATGTATGCTACCAAAGCAGTACTCCTTTTGATTATTTATATTAAACATTCAACTCTTTCTCAGTGAGTATGATGAACTTGTATCCACGATCTTTACACCACTCAATAGCATAGTCCCATTTGTAACGATTGATTGCATACGTCTTGACTTCTGTTAGATACTTCTTTGTTTTACGATTCTGTGGCTTTGGTTCTTTGACTTGATACATAGGTTTGATTTCTATCACCCATGTCTCAACGATATCATGTGATGTTTTTATTTTAACAAGAAAGTCAGGGAAATATCTATGCACCTTACCATCTATCGGATGACGATACGGTATAGAAAACTCTTCGGACTGCCACTGGATCACAGCCTGATTATGATCACACCACTTCATATACTTTAACTCCCACGAACTACGATAGATAATGTTCGTCGGATCGCCTTTGTACTTCTGTGGATGAGTTGGTCGATATCTGCCTTTGAGTGAAGTCATTATAAATAATCAAACCCCGTTTACAAGGATTATTTATATGTCCAAAAAACCATCTGAAATTTTAGGAGACAATGCTTCGTATGAAAAACCAGCACACGATGAACTTGCTGCCGCTCTTGGTGGAACAAATTCTGCTGAAAGTTTTTATTTTCCAGAAAATATACAAGAAATAGATCATTGGATGGCTATTCGTATCATAAAAAGATCATCAAGCAGTTTGCGGCGAGAACAAGATTATCTACTAAATGCAGATTTGGCCAGAATATTTTTACCTTTACCATTAAACTTAGCAACTGCATATAATCAAACATATAACGCTGAGGGTATCGGTCCTATTGGTAACGCTCTTGCTGGCGCTAAACTTAGAAGTACGATAAATAGTTTAGGAAATAACGCTGATAAACTTGTTGACGCTGTTTTTAATTTAGATTTATCAAAAGGTTTGGATGCTGCAGGTGGCGCTGCTTCTACTATAGGTAAAAAATTAAAAGAAGTTTGGGATAAAACTGATCCTGCTTCAGCAGCGAAAACAGCCGGAGCATATGGAGTATACACATTAGCTGGTGCTGCTGGTGCAACTCCTTATGGTCAAGGAGCATTAGGCGGCGCTGGATTAGCAAGAAATCCATATATGGCGTTATTATATTCTCAACCAGAATTTCGTGTTCACGAATTTTCATGGAAAGTCGTTGCCAAAAACTTTGAAGAATCTGTAGCAATTTTGAATATTATTAAATTATTAAAATACTATTCTGCTCCAAGTCAAGCGGCAGGAGCTGGTAGTTTCCTTCAATTTTTCTATGATTATCCAGAACAATTTGAAATTGATTTCCATCACCATGAATTTTTGTTTAATATTGGCCCATCTGTATTAAAAAATGTTTCGGTTAATTACCATGCAGAAGGTCAACCATTATACTTTACAAAGGAAGTTGTTGTAGATGAACTCGGCGAAGAAGAACAACAAGCCTCAGAAACTGTAAAGGTTCCAGTATCAATTCAAATTGGTTTGTCTTTCCAAGAAGTCACGACATTGACAAAAGAATCAATCGATAATTATAAGAGGTAAAAATGGCTTTTTATTTTCGAAATCATCCAACAATTCAATATGATTTGTTAAAGGATGGTACTAACAGAGTCATTCAAAATCCTCTTGTTAGATTTAAACTTGTTAATGTTCTTAAAAATAGAACTGCATTATACTATACATATGATTTACAGGAAGGGCAAACATTGCAATATGTTGCTAATAGATATTATGGTGATGTTTCTCTTGATTGGGTTATAATGATTACAAATGATATTATCGATCCACAATATGACTTACCTCTTGGTTATCAAGATTTTGTAAACTATGTTAGAGGAAAGTATGGTTCTATTGAAACAGCCCAGCAACAAACACACCATTATGAATGGATCTATCAACCATTTCAAAAACTTTTTGATGGTACCATTGTACCAGAAAAACGATTGAATGTTGATGCAACCACATATGCTGGATTGCCAGTTGATGAGAAACGTGAAGTAGATAGTTATACATATGAAGTTGAAGAAAACGAAAAGAAAAGAACATTAAAGATTTTACAAAAAAATTATCTTGGTCAATTTTTGTCTGAAGCTGAAAGTATTTTTGAATAATGGCAAAACCAGGTGCACCGAATGCTGTTGATATTCGCAGCATCGAACTGATTACATATAATGGAACAATAATACCTCTTCGCTTTATCGCGCAAGAGTTTGTAATTTTTCATGACATGTACCAACAGGGTGTGTATTGTGAAGTCGCTATATTAGATTCCAAAGGCATTATTGAGATGGCACCGATTGTCGGTGATGAATTGCTTGTTGTTCGTTTTAAAACACCGAATACTGAAAAACTTCTTCAATATGTTTTTCGTGTATATAAAATCGAAAATAGAAGAGAAATAAGTGGAAGGTCTGAAGCGTTTGTGTTGTGTGCTTGTTCACAAGAACTAATTAATAATGGAAGAAAATCGGTCAATAAATCTTATATAGATATGACAGGCGATAATATTATTAAAGCAATATATGCTTCTTATCTAGAACCAAAAGAAGAGTTTGGTATTGTAAGAAAGAAAAATCTATATTTACAAGAAACGGTTGAAAATAAGTCTTTTGTTTTTCCTGGTGTTTCTCCTTTAAAAGCTATTAATCAAGTTTCTATAGAAACACAGTCAAAAAGTCGAGGCACAATTAAAAAATACGCTTATGAAAAATATTCAAAACCACAAGAAGAAATAGAATTCGAAGAAACGAGTCTTGCTTCTAATTTCATATTTTATGAGAGTTATGATGGATGGTATCTACATACTCTTGATTACTTATTAAATAAAGAAAAAGTCGAAGACTTTTTTCTAATGGATGCTTCTTTAGATGGTCAAGATAAAATCAAATCAAAAATTAAATCTCATCAAATCATTATGGAGATTAAAAAGATTCGTCAGTTTGATAATCTTGAAAGATTAAACACTGGTATGTTCTTTCATAAAATTGAATCGATTGATCCTATTACAAAAAGGTTCAAAACGGATACATTCACGTATAGTAAAGATGCAAAATATATTAGTCATACCGAGAAAAATAAATCTTTGTTTTCAAAAAAATCAATATATTCGGAAGACATTGATACATCAGCTTCTTTGTATATGATTAGTAACATAGGCGAAGATTATTCAAATCAAGATTTTCTTGTAAAAGCAAAAGGAACAGATTCGCAAATTCGAAATCCAAAAAAACTTCATGAGTGGTTCAAATACAATCATGCATCTAGATTACAATTAAATAATATTGTTCTTGAAGTTACTATTCCTGGCAACACTGATATTGAAATTGGAAATATCATCAACTTACACATACCCCAAAATACAGAGAATGAATTATATTTAAATAAAGAAAATCTATTGTTTGGAAATCGTTTTTTCGTAACAGCAATTCGTCACAATATTAACAGCGCAGACGATAATTTTTTTACTGTATTAGAATGTGTCAAAGACGTGTACGCAAAAGATATAATTGGTGAAGAAGTAAAATTGACTACAGATAATATGGAACCAGAAGAATGAAAAACTTAGGTGAAGAATTTGTATGGTGGTATGGAGTTGTAGAGGATCGTGCTGATCCTCTTGAACTTGGTCGTGTGCGAGTTCGTTGTTATGGTTGGCATACCGATGATCTAAAAGAGTTGCCAACAAAAGATTTACCTTGGGCACAACCAATACAACCAATCACATCAGCTGCTAATAGTGGTATTGGTAGGTCTGCTACTGGATTGTTAGAAGGAACTTGGGTTGTTGGTTTCTTTGCTGATGGTAAAGAAGCACAAAGACCTGTCATTATGGGTTCGTTGGCTGGTATTCCAACTGAAATGACTACAAATGGATTTTCAGATCCCAAAGGTAACTATCCAACACTTGACAGTTTGTTTCAACCAGATACACCAAGACTCGCTCGTAACGGAATAGTCGCTGAATCAGATGCTTCATTAATCGCAAAAAGAAATAATCGATTAAGAGATGTTCCAACGGCAACGGCTCCTGATCTTGCTTCTCTTAGATCAAGATATGGAACGAGCGACACTTATCAAAAAGGTGCTGTTGGTCCTACAGTTGGCGCTGATGCTGACTATGCTGAAGACAGTGAAGGTAAAGATACAACTCCTTATTGGCATGAACCTAATGCTCGTTATGGTGGAGAAGGTCCACAAAGAGAAGAGGGTTCAGCATCAAGTTATCCATATAATCATGTATATCGTTCTGAGTCAGGTCATGTGTTTGAAATTGATGATACTCCAGGTATTGGTAGAATCCATCAGTATCATAATGCTGGCACATTTGAAGAAATTCAATCAGATGGTACTCGTGTTACCAAAGTCGTTGGTAAGAACTATGAAGTTGTAGTTAGTGATGAGAACATATACATTCAAGGTACACAGAACATTACTGTGAAAGGCAATGCCAAGTTATATATTCAAGGAGATCATTACACAGAAGTTGATGGCAATCAGTACGTCACAGTTCGTGGTGATCGTGTTACAAAGATTCAAGGTAATGATCTAAAAGAAGTATTGACAAACGAGTCCACACAAATCAATGGTAATAAAGCAGAAAGAGTCACTGGTGATCGTAGGTCAACTATTGATGGAAATTATACTGAAATAGTAGGTAAAAATAAGAAAACAACGATTAAATATAGTGAAGCAAAAACAGTTCAAGTTAACAGTAAACTTACCGTTACTGGCAATACACAAATTGTTTCAATTAAAAACATTGACTTTGCTGCGGCTGGTAACATGAGTATTGCAAATGGTGGTACATTTAAACATACATCAACTGGCGCTGCTAACGAAGAGTTTCAGTCAACATCTTCAATGACATTTACTGGTGCTGCTACAAGAAAATACAATGCGAAGTCTTCTATTGATTACAATGGTGACGCTCATATTCGCTATGACCAAGCATACTATAAACATGTTGGTGGTGATACTTATACATGGATTGCAGATAACTTTGATGATCATACTAATGCAACAGGACCAATTGGTAGAACTGGTATCAATGATACTACCAACTCAACAGTGGATAATCTATAATGGCTGATTTAGGTTTATGTGGAATAAGTTTAGATTTACAAGCATTAGATGACGCACAAAAAGCGATTGAGGATGCTCTTGCAAATTTAACATCAGGAGCGGGTGGTATTGCTGATTCTATTGCTAGTCTACAGAGCGAGTTAGGTGGTGCACTTGATGATGCTCTTGGCGAACTCAATGGTCTAATACCAGAGATTAAAGCAGAACTTCCAAACCTTCAGAAAGAATTAAATGAACTTGTTGGTCTGCTTGGTAATCCATTAAATGCATCACAGATTGATAGTAAACTTGCTGAGATTCGCGAAGTATTTGGCGAAGCAACAAGTGGTCTTGAAGATATCTTAAAAGAAATTACAGGCGGTCTGAGTGAGTTGCAGGGAAGTCTTGCAGGATTTACCGGAGATTTGACAGCGAAGTTTGCTGAAATTCAAAACGCATTATCATCGTTTGATATCTGCAAAGCAGTTCCAAATATTGATGCAACACCAACATATGATGAAGATGGTAATATTAATGGATATGAGTACACAACAAAAGCATATGTTCCAGACGTACCAACGACAGATGCCATTAAGTTGCCAACAGAGAAGTTGAAAAAGGGTCTTGAAGAAGTAGCATTGAAAGCCGAAGATGTTGTAAACAAGGCAAAACCAACAATTACTGCAAAAACTGGTGAAATCAAAAAAATATTTGGTTCATTTGCTCCACCTCAATTGTCAACTATGCCTAAAAACTTAAAGACAGAATCAGTACCTGTTCCAGAAGTAATGGGTGGTATGCAAGTGAAATTTATGGAAATTACTGATAGATTATCCGAAGCTGGTCAGTCATTATTAAATTCTGGTGTTATAGAAAAAACAACATCTGGTCTTGGTGATTTAGTAGCTGAAGGATTTACAACTAATGAGGAATATGAAGCATCATTCTTTGCAAAAAGGGATAAACTACTTCAAGTGAAAAGAAATCAACTACAAGAGATTAATGATAGAATAAAATCTGTACCAAAAACGGAAGAAGTTACAACAGGATCTGATTGGAGAAACTTACCATCAGAATCTACAGGGGATGTGCAAAAAGATGCTATGATAGCTTCGCAAGGATTTAATGGTTTATTTAAAGACCTTGGTGGATTGGTATCTACAGAAAACATTAACTCAGGTGTTTCAAGTTTTATGGGTAATTTATCAGAACAAATGAAACAAAGTCAGAAAGAATTAAATGAAGATATTAAAAAATTAGAAGAAATAAAAACAGCACCAAAACCAGATAATGCTTGGGGTTCAGCCGGTCATCACACTTCATTTATTCTAGGTGGTCTTGGTAGATAATCAATATAAATAATAAAAACAAAAGAGATGTAATATGCCTGAACTTAAAGAACCAGTATTTAAAGATATACCTTTAAAGTTTACTGCTCATCCAGTGACAGGTAATGTAAAAGTATTAACAAATCGTGAGTCTGTAAAACAGAGTGTAAAGAATCTAGTTCTGACGAACTTTTATGAGAGACCATACAATCCTATTCTAGGCGGCGATGTTCTTTCTCAATTGTTTGAAAATATGGATCCTCTTACAGAGTATAACATATCAAAGAACATTCGTCAAGTATTAGATAACTATGAACCAAGAGCAATCATTGACGATATTAAGACATCTGCAAATCAAGACTCAAATGCCTTAAACGTCACAATACGGTTTAGAGTCGCTAATGATCCAGAACCAATTGTAGTCAATGTTCTATTAGAAAGGGTTCGATAAATGCCCGAATCGACTATCAGTGTAACAGAATTAGATTTCGATGATATTAAAACATCGTTGAAAGGTTATATCAGCGGAAAGCCAGAGTTTCTTGATTATAACTTTGAAGGTTCAACCGTCAGTCTGTTATTGGATATCTTAGCGTATAACACTTACCAGAATGCTTACTATACAAGCATGGTCGGTAACGAAATGTTTCTTGACTCCGCTCAGTTACGGGACAGTGTTGTTTCAAGAGCAAAGGCGATTGGATACACGCCACGTTCTGCTCGTGGAGCATCTACAACACTTGATATTTCAGTAACACCTGTGGGTTCACCAGCCTCTATTACGATTGCGAAAAACACAGAATGGTCTGCTACAGTCGATGGTATCATCTATAAGTTTGTAACACCACAAGAGTATACTTTTTCCTCTGCTGCTAACTACACTGGTACGATTTCAATCGTAGAAGGTCGACCACTTACAAATCGTTGGACAGTTGACACAAGTAATCCTGTTCGTTATGTTCTTCCCAATGAAAACGTTGATACAACATCTATTACAGTTACTATTCAAGAATCTGCTGTTGATACTTCATCAACAACGTATACTCTTGCCAATGATATCACTGAAGTTACTGCAACATCACCAGTTTACTTTTTACAAGAAACAGAAGACTCGCAGTTTGAAATCTATTTCGGGGATAATGTATTAGGTAAAACACCAACAAACGGTAATATTGTTATCATTAGTTATCGTGTATGTAATGGTGAAGATGGTAACGATATTTCTACATTTACAAACCCATCAACGATTGGTGGTGAGTCAACATTCTCTGTTCTTGTAAACTCAGCAACATCTGGTGGATCAAGTATTGAATCAGTTACATCGATTCAGTTCAATGCTCCAAAGAACTTCGAGACACAGAATCGTGCTGTTCTTGCTGGTGACTATAAACAGATCATTCTAAACAACAATGGTGATATTGAGTCTGTATCAGTATGGGGTGGAGAACAAAACACACCAGCCATTTATGGTAAGGTGTTTATATCGATTAAACCGATTGGTGGCACGATTATTTCTTCTGATAGAAAAGATGCTATTAAGACACAACTGAAAAAATATAACGTCTTATCAATCGATCCAGAATTTGTTAATGCTACTTATCTTTACATCAGACCAACAACCACAGTCAATATGGATTCTTCTCTGACAACTCTATCTGCAACTGCGGTTCAGACAAAGGTTGTTAATGCAATCGAAAAGTTTGAAGATGATAATCTTGGTGTGTTTGAGAATCCAACATTTAGATATTCTAAGTTTTCATCAGCGATTGATAATGCTGATAACTCTATTAAGAGTAACAATACCACGATAGTTATGGAAAAGAGATTCAATCCTTCTGTCACAGCAGCATCGACATATAACATTTCCTTTAATAACGCAATTAATAATCCACACACAGGGCATCGGTTTGCGATTAGTTCAAGTACGTTTACATATCAAGGAAAGACATGTTATCTAGATGATGATGGTAATGGTAATATTCGAATCTATTATATTCAGTTACCAAATACAACAGTATATCTAGATGAGACAGCAGGAACTGTAAACTATCAAACTGGTCTTGTAACTCTTAACTCATTTGCTCCTACGGCTTATTCTGGTAGTTATCTAAGTATTTTTGCTGATCCAGCAGATAATAACATTAAAGCAATTCGAAATCAGATTCTTTTAATTGCAAACGCAAGAGTTACTGTTGTTGATGATGCAACGACGGTAGTGACAGCACAAACAGTCACAGCAACTACTTCTGGTGTGACAACTAACGTAATTGATTCAGGTCTATATCCGGTCGTTTATTAATGTCTACAGATAAAAAGATATCCAATCTCGTAGAGCAACAGTTTCCTCAGTTCGTAAGAGATGAGGGTCCAAATCTTGTTGCGTTCATAAAAGCATACTACGAGTGGACGGAACAAGCAAATAATGTAATTGATACGACAAAGAGTTTGCTTTCCTATCAAGATATCGATACATCACCTGATAAGTATTTTGAATATTTTCATCGTGAAATCATGAACTCGATTCCACGAGATATGATTGCGAACAAACCACTTCTTGCAAAACACATTAAAGACCTATATCGTTCTCGTGGTTCAGAACAATCATATCGACTTTTATTCCGCATTCTTTTTAATGAAGAGATTGAGTTTTATTATCCAGGCGAAGATATTCTTCGTGCTTCGGATGGTCGTTGGGTTCAAGATACAATCATTCGTGTTGGTAGTCCGATTGTAGGTGATTTAAATCTACTGATTGGTAATACGATTGAAGGTTTAGATAGTGGTGCAACTGCTCGTGTAGAAAGAATCACAACAACATTTGCTATCGGTACTGTTGTTAATGAACTGGTTCTTCTCGATATCAATGGAATATTCCAAGACAATGAAACAATTCAGTTACTCAACGATCCAACGGTTAGTGCTACTATTATCAACACGATTGGTCCACTTCAAGATGTAGAAGTAACATATGGTGGTGCTTTCCATCGTGCAGATGATGTGGTTTCATTCACATCGACTTCTGGTGTAAATGCAAATGGTGTTGTTACTGGTACAACAGATACCAGTGCTGTTCAGTGGAATATCAATGATGGTGGTTCCGGTTACACAGTCGGAGCAACCGTAACAGTTACTGGTGGTTCCGGAACAGGAGCAGACTTTGTAGTAAGTTCGATTGGTTCAACAGAAATCATTTCTGTGAATAATAATACAATCGAACCTATGAAAGATGTTGTTCTCAATACAAGCCCAACATTTGTTTCTGCTGGCGCAAATACTGCTGTTATCGGTACAAATCTTGCTGCAGCAAATATAAACACAACACTTAGCGCAGCATTTGATTTTGATACTGTTACTGTTGGCACGATTACTGGTGTAAATGTAACGAACTATGGTCAAGGGTATCTCATACTTCCAACCGCAACAGTGGTTGAAGAACAAATCCGTGATCTTTATATTCCAGATGGAAGTGGTGGGTATAAAGGCGATAACGCTGATATCACAGCAACGAATGCTCCAGGTTCAATCACTTCAGTTCGTGTAAATAACTTTGGTCAAGATTATAACAGATACGAACAAGTTTCTATCAATAACCTAACTCGTGGTGGAACTGCTTCTGGTTTAGGTATACCTTTTGTTTCTGGTGTTGTAACACTTCCAGGTTCTTATAGGGATACAAAGGGTTGGTTGTCTTGGAATAACAGATTACAAGATAACTATTATTATCAAGAGTTCTCATACGAGATTCGTTCAGATCAGTTTACTAACACATATCGTGAACTTGTCAATACTATTCTGCATCCAGCCGGTACAAAAATGTTTGGTCGGATTCGGTTGTTTGCAGAAGCAGAAACAACTGTTGTTACTGTTGACTCAACATCACTCGGTAGATTTGTAATACAATCTGATATTGAAATGAGTGTTCCAGAAGTTGTTTCTGGTGGCGAATCTGATTATGTTGCTGATGATGGTGCAATTGAATCGTATCCAGATGTTATTCTTGATACAGAAGTTGAGACGACAACAGTTACTGTTGAGTCAAATGTATGGTTGTATTCTGCTGGAACAGGCGAACTATTCGTTCTTGATAGTGCATTACTATCCACATACTCAAGTAACACTATTGCTCTTTGGGCAAATACACCAATCAGCGCAATGGGTTCACCATATCACTTGGTCGGCAACAATACAGTATTCTCGGTAGAAGTACCAAATCCAGGGTCGGGTCTATTCATTATAGATACATATGGACCAACGGCAAATGGATTGTACTTCACAAATACAGTTTACTCAAATACTTCACTTACACTTACAACTCCATATGCTGGTACTACATTGGCAAATGGTTCGTTCTATTACTTAGCAAACACAAGTCCGTAAGATTTCGATTATAAATAAATAAAATCATTCGGCAAGAGGATTGAAAAGAATGCCAGGAATCGTAACAAGACGCTTTCGTATTCATAATGCAGAGCAGTTCCATGAAGCGTTCAGTGAAACTGCTTCAACTAATATGTATGTCTTCATCTCTCGTGTAACACCATGGGATGATGATAACAGTCCACCAACACCAACAGATTCAATTCAGAATACAGAATATGATGCATGGCGCAGAATGATTGCTGCTAAACGTGTTCAGGCTGGTGATGTTACATACGCTGTTCCAAGATACAACTGGACGACTAGTAAAGTATACCGCGAATACGATGATCAGTCAACAACTCTTTTCGATGCTCCTGCTAGTTCAAATACGTTTTATGTAATCAATAGTTCTTATAACGTATACAAATGTCTTTTCAATAATAAAGGTGGCGCTTCAACCGTTGAACCAACTGGAACATCAACATCAACTCTTGTTACTGGTGATGGTTATCAATGGAAGTTCATGTATTCAGTTGATGCAGGTTCTGCACTCAAGTTTTTAACAGACTCATGGATTCCTGTCAAAACGCTAACAGCCGATGATGGTTCTGCTCAGTGGGATGTTCAAGCGGCGGCTGCAAACGGTGCGATTAATATCATCGATGTTCGTGCTGGTGGTTCAAGTTATCTAACAAACGTTGGTACTTTTACTGATGTAACATCATCAACGATTATGGATCTAGCGGCTGGTGCATCTGCTACTGATAACATTTACAACGACTCTTCATTGTATATCGCTTCCGGTACAGGTGCTGGTCAGGTTCGTAAGATTGTAGATTATGTTGGCGCAAACAAACGTGTAACAGTATCTCCAGCATTCACAGTCACACCAACAACTTTATCAACATATGTCGTTGGTCCAACAATTACTATCACAGGCGATGGTTCTGGCGCAGAGGCTTATGCTAATGTTGCTTCTGGCGCTGTCAACTACATCAACATGGTCAACGTTGGTTCAAAATATTCATTTGCTGATGTTGCTATTACTGCAAACTCATCTCATGGTTCTGCTGCAACTGCACAAGCATATGTTGCGCCACCACTTGGGCATGGTGCTGATCCTGTTGATGAACTTGGTGGTCATAACGTCATTCTAAACGTCCAGTTAACTGGTTCTGAATCAGGTGATTTCCCAGCCACTAACGAGTTCCGCACACTTGGTCTAATGCGTGATCCACTTACTCGTGCTGGTGTTGTTGCTACAGATTCAACATATACACAAACAACGAAACTCAATGTTTCAAGTGTTACATCATCTGGTAACTATACTCTTGATGAAGTTGTTCGTGGTAATACTTCAGGTGCTACAGGCATTGTTGTTCGATTTGCAAACACAAACCTTGCAAACACATCTGGTGCTGTACACACACTATATACAAGCGCAAATGGAACGTTCCAGTCTGCTGAAACAGTTACTGGTCTTTCGAGTGGTATTACAGCAACACTTGACAGTACAACATATGGTGAACTCAAAGAAAACACGGGTGATGTTGTATACACTGAAAACCGTGGTCCTATTTCAAGAGCAGAAGATCAGATCGAAGATATCAAACTTATCGTGAAGTTCTAAGGAATAAATTGAATGGCACTCGCAAATACTGCATCTTTATCGACTAACTTTAATGTCGATCCATATTATGATGACTTTGACGAAACTAAGAATTTCCATAGAGTATTATTCCGCCCCGGACTCGCTGTTCAGGCTCGTGAACTTACTCAGATGCAGACGATTCAACAGAATCAGATTGATCGATTTGCCGAACATATCTTCAAAGAAGGAAGTACTGTTCGCGGATTAGAAATGAATTATGATTCGAGTATTGATTATATCAAGATTCGAGATGATGATGAAAATACTAATCCTGTAGATGTTTCTCTTTTTAAAGGAACTACTATTACTGGTGCTACATCAAGCGTTACTGCTGAAGTTATCGATTCACTTACTGGTTCTGAAACCGATACAAATACTAAAGTTCTTTATGTAAAGTATACAAACTCTGGCGCTAACAATACAACAAAGACTTTACTTAGTGGTGAGAAGTTTACTACCGGTGCATTATCTGCTAACGTTATCACTGAAGGTGTTCAATCAACTAACGTTATCGGTAAAGGTTCAAGAATAACATTTGGTGATGGTATTCTATACGCAAAAGATCACTTCATTCGTGTAGACACTCAATCGACTATTGTTGGTCGTTACTCTGCTAATACAAGTGTAAAAGTTGGTTTTGATATTGTTGAGACTATTGTTAACAGCGCCGCAGATACGACACTTCTTGATCCAGCTCAGGGCGCTTACAACTATGCTGCTCCTGGCGCAGATCGTCTTAAACTTACTGCTACTATTGCTAAAAAAGAAATCACAGATACTTCTACTGATAACTTTGTTGAACGTATTCGCATTCAGAATGGAACACCACAGTACAAGTTTGATAAACCATTATACTCAGTAATCAATGACTATATTGCTCGTAGAACATCCGATGAGTCTGGTGATTATATCGTAAGTGGTCTGAATGTTCGGCTTCGTGAACATCTTAATGATGGTTCAAACCAAGGTTATTTAACTCTCGCAAAAGGTGGTACTGCTAATAGTCTTTCTGTTGGCATCGGTCCTGGTAAAGCATATGTAAAGGGTTATGAGAACGAACTATACAGAACAGATCATATCAAAATCGATAAAGGTGTTGATACAGAAGATGTTGGTGATCTTTCTATTCCTGCAAACTACGGCAACTACGTTATCGTCAATGAAGCAGTTGGTTCATGGGATCTAAATGGGCATGATCGTGTTTCATTATATGATACATTACATTTTGCTATCTCTAATACACACTTTTCATCAACTGCGCCATCTGGTTCAAAGATTGGTGAAGCTCGTGTAAGAGCAATGGAATATGCCAGTGGCACAAAAGGAGCTCCTGCAGGTCAGTATAATCTATATCTCTATGATATCAATATGTGGACTTCTGATTTTTCATCAGTTCGTTCTGTTTATTATGACAATGGTGCTTATGATGCGTTTGCAGACATTGTTCTTGAAGGTGGTAATGCTGTACTAAAAGAAACTTCATTCAACCGTTCATTGTTTGCTATTCCTGCAAGCAATATTAAACGTCTTAGAGATAGCACAGGAACAATCGATAATACGTTTAGATTCCTAAGAGAGTTTGATGTTACAATCGCTGCCGATGGTACTGTTACGATTCCTACAGGTGCTTCTTCAGAAGTATATCCATTCTCACCTGGATTACTGAACAATACACAAGAACGCGATAACTTCCATGTTGTTCTTCAAGCAGCTGCTACAAGTGCAGCGCCTGTTGATACTGGAACATCAAAAACCGCTGGTTCAGATACAATCTCAGGTATTACATCAGGCACAACGAAATACAATGTAGGTGATGCAATCTCTATTGCTGGTATAGCAAATACGCTTGTTGTTACAACGGTTGGTACTACTACACTCACAGTAAACGATACGTTTGGTACAGGTTCTGGTGATGTAACAAAATCATTCCAGCCCGGTCAAGTGATTTCATTGAACGGTGTTGGTGGTGATAGTGCTGAACGTTCAGTCAATATTAACTCTTCAACAAGCGCAACGATTGATATCCAAGAAACATTAGGTGGTACTGTCAATGCTTCAGTATTTGTTGAGTTAAGTAAAACAGATGGGCAAGAGATTGATAAGAATCTAAATCCTGATCGTTATGTTGAGTTGAATGTTTCTGCTGCTTTTGCAAATACAAATCTTGGTTCTCCGGGTCTTGCTGGTCCATGGAACTTAGGTTTTGCTGATATTCATGAATTGAAAGAAGTTCGTGTCAAAACTGGCAACACGTCATTCGTTACAACAGGCGAAGGTACTGATGTTACAAATCAGTTTGAAATCGATACTGGTATGCGTGATAACCTATACAATCATGGTAAACTGAAACTCAAAACATCTGCTTCCCATGTAGTTGCAAACGGTAATGTTTATCTTGCCAAGTTTGATTATTTCTCTCATGATACATCTGCTGGTGTTGGTTACTTCTCAGTTGATTCTTATCCTGTGAATGACACATCACCAACATCAAGTCAGATTCGCACAGAAGAGATTCCAGTTTATACATCACCAGTTACTGGTGCTCGTTATGATCTTCGTAACTATGTTGATATTCGTCCACGTATCACCGATACAGCAACTGATACAACAACACTTACTGGTATTACAACGAATCCAGCTACGGCTAATACAGTAGTTGAACCTTCTGGTGGTCTACGTTATATGGCTCCAAACGAAGACTTCATTACTGACTTTGAGTATTATCTACCAAGAAAAGATCGTGTCGTCATTACTTCAAAGGGTCAGATTCGTGTTGTTCGTGGTGTTCCTTCTCTTAATCCACAAACACCAAAACCTGCTTCTGATGGACTTACTCTAGCAATCATTGATGTTGCTCCTTATCCATCACTACCATTTGAAAACGCAAAACGTGTAAGTACTGCTACTGCACCAAATGGTCGTACGGACCTTGCTAATACAATCACACCAGTTCGACAAGTTAGACATACAATGCGTGATATTGGTGTACTTAAAAATCGTATCGAAAATCTTGAATACTACACTTCATTATCTCTACTCGAAGCAGATACAAAGTCAACATTCTTAGCCGATGGTTCCGGTAATGATAGATTCAAAAATGGCATTCTTGTAGACGCGTTTACAGGTCACAGTGTTGGTAACGTATTTAATCCAGACTATAATATTGCTGTTGATCCACAGAAAAACGAACTACGCCCACCATTTAAACTTGATGATGTTCAAGTTGAATTTAACTCAGCATCATCCTCTGGTGTATCAGTTAAGTCTAAAGATGCAACAGTAACGATTGCTGATTCAACTCAGACATATACAGTTGGCGAGACAGTAACTTGTGGCGCTGGAACTGGTAAACTTGTCTATCAAGTTGATGCTAAACTATATCTTGAACAAGTCTCAGGTACTCTTTCTGGAACTGCTGTTGGTGGTGACTCAGGTGCTTCATCATCTATCTCAAATGTAACATTACCAGATAATAGTAAACTGATTACACTACCTTATAATCATGATTTAGTTATTAATCAGTCACTTGCTTCTACAACAAGAAATACTGCTGGTACTTTCTATAACTATCATGGTAATCTAGAACTTACACCAGAAACTGATTACTGGGTTGATACAACAGTTCGTCCAGAGGTTCAGATTGATTTTGACTTTAATACACAAGCATGGCAAAATCTAGCAAATGCTTGGGGCACACAGTTTGGTGATTGGAACACGATTTGGACAGGCGGCACAACAGAAACTCGACAACTTGTTCGCGACAATCAAGCACAACAAATCACTTCAACGACCACGGTTGGTCAACAGAGACAAGGTCTTCGTGCTGAGATTGGTGTACCACAAACACAAACACAAAGTATTGGCGAGTCTGTTCGTGATGTAAATCTGATTCCATTCATGCGGTCAAGAGTAATCAACTTTACTGTTACTGGTATGAAACCATCAACAAGAGTATATGCTTTCTTTGATAGTGAAGATGTGAACGCATATGTAACACCAACTGATTCATCTTTCGTTCCAACAGCGTCAGAAGGATCAAATCTTGTAACTGATGCAAACGGTGTTCTACACGGTAACTTCCGTATTCCAAATAATGATACTCTAAGGTTTAGAGTTGGTACTCTATTATTTAAACTCGTTGATAGTGTTACAGGAAGCGAAGATCAAAGTGCTACAACAACATGGGCTTCAGCAAACTATTCTGCTTCTGGTCTCAGTCAAGTAGTACAAGATACCGTAATTGGTACTCGTAATGTGAGTCTTGAATTTAACACAGTAACAGAAACAAGAACAACCACATCTTCTTCAACTAGATTTGAGCGGCGGTTCGTGGACGACGGCGGCGGCGACGATCCTATAGCGCAAACATTTATAGTTGACACATCTGATAACTTTGGATCTGGCATTTCATCTGGTGTTTATTTAACAAAACTTGATTTATACTTCTCATCAAAAGACGCAAATCTACCAGTCGATATTGAGATTCGTGAAGTTGATCCAAGCACATCACTTATCACTAAAAAGGTTGTTCCTTTCGGCAAACAATCTGTTGCTTCTGCTGATGTAAATACAAGTACAGACGCTTCAAAACCAACACCAATCGTTTTTGATACACCAGTATTCTTATTGAATGATGCAGAATATGCAATCGTTATCAAACCAGGTGGTAATAATCCAAACTACACAGTATTTACTGCAAGACTTGGCGAAGATGATCTTACAACAGGTAATAGGATTGTAAGTCAACCATATTCCGGTACTCTATTCGCATCTGCAAATGATCGTACATGGACACCTATTCAAGAAGAAGACCTCAAGTTTAAAATGTACTTTGGTAACTTTGGTACATCTCAATCTGGTACGGCAGTATTTAAGAACACCGATAAAGAATATCTCACAGTCAACACGCTTGACTCAACAACGATGTTTAATGTAGTTGGTGAAAGTGTACATGGCGAAACTACATTGACTCTTGCTGGAACACTGGCTGGCGCTATTGTTGGTGATACATTGGTTGGCGCGACATCTTCTGCTAACGGTACAATCAGTGATATTAGTGGCACAAACTATCGTGTCAAAGAAGTCACAACAGCAGATAAGTTCACTAATACTGAAACGATTACACTGTATCAATCAGGTGCTGCTACTGGAACGACGAGTACTCTAAGCAGTCAAGCAACACCAACAGGTAAAGTTTACTTCTATGATGGTGTAACGTCTGCTAATAACTATCTACATCTTTCAGAACCATCTGGTACATTTGTTGCTGGTACTCAACTACGTACACAGACAGGTGGTCTAGATGCTAACATCGTTTCTATTGATGATCTTCAAATTGATATTTTCCACACTCATATGAGTAAACTTGATCTTCAAGGAACTGAGTCATCAATCACTGGTAAACTTGCAACAGGTACTACTACTCTTGATTCTGTTTATCGCAATGTAAATGATAATGGTGATACAGAATATGACACACCAAGATATGTTGCAAGTAAAAGTAATGAAACAACAAATCATTCTGGTTCTAAAACAGTTGATCTAAAAGTTGCTTTATCAAATAGCACAAACAAACGTCATTCTCCTGCTATTGATAACGAACGGGCGGCTCTGTTCACTGTTGAGAACCTTGTAAATAATGACTCAACTAATGAGAACTCAACGTTTGGTGGTAATGCTACTGCTAAGTATATCACAAGAACAGTGACACTTGCAGATGGACAAGATGCTGAAGACTTAAAGATTTTCTTAACAGCATATAAACCAGGCACTTCTGATATTCAACTATACTATAAGATTCTCAATGCTGAGGATAGTGATACACTTGATGATCAATCATGGACTCAGATGACACAGACAACAAGTGCTGTTACTGTTTCTGACTCTGAAAATCGTAATGATCTAAAGGAATATGAGTACAATATTCCAACTGCAAATCTAACAGGTACTGGCGGTGAAGTTCAATATGTAAATAGTGAAAGTGTAACATATACTGGATTTAAATACTTTGCAATCAAGATCGTTCTACTCTCAAGCACAACATCTAATGTGCCAAGAGTAAGAGACTTTAGAGCAATTGCATTACAGATTTAGAGGAAGATATGAAACTTCAACCGATTAAAGATGTAGAAGGATTTCGAAAAGATATAGATACTGGAGCTATTTTATCAATTGATAATACTGCTCTTACTGCATATAAAAAGAAAAAACAACATCAGAACGAATTGATATCTGATATAAATAATATCAAAGATGAACTAAAAGAAATACGAGATATGCTTCGGTTGATCGTATCGAAACAAGGTAATTAATAAATGGCTGACTTGCTTTCAAACACAGCATTAGCGAATACTACTTTTGATGAGTGGCGGATTAATACGAATCTATTAACAGATCGTGTCAATCAGTTTTTTGTTAATGCAAATACGGTTAATGCTGCTAACTCTGTAACGACAAATACACTTAATGCGACTGGAACATCTACTCTTTCTGGTCCTGTAACATTAAGTGGCGTTACTGTTTCAGTTGCTGCAAATACTACATTTAGTTCAGCAAACACAAATATTTTCGGTAATAGATTATTGATTACTGCAAACACAAACATCAATGCAACAAATGTTCTAATCAATGGTGTTCCACCAGGAACAGATGACAACGCTTTAGCATTCGCAATTGCACTAGGCTAGGTAAAAAAATATGGCAAACGCTTTCAAAACATATACTTCAAGAAACGTAACGAATTCGTTGACTGCGGTTGGTTCACACACCACTGGTGCTTCAACGACTGAGACAGTAATTGGTCTAACAGTTTCGAACATTCTTGGCACAGCAGTTAATGTAACTGTTACACATAATGATGGAGCAAATGATACACATATTCTAAAAGATGCTCCACTACCAGCAGGTAGTTCTATTGTTCCAATCGGCGGCGATCAGAAAATCGTTCTTGAAACAGGGCATTCAATTAAGGTAGCATCAGACAACGCTTCTGCTTCAATTGATGCTGTAATGTCATTGCTTGAACAAACCTGATAGGAGTTAACGAATGCCTTATATTGGTGTATCTCCAGTTACTCGCGGTGGTGACGATTTTATAATCGATAACTTTGCGGCAGGTGCTGATTTTACTGCAGGTAGTTCTACACAATTAACGTTATCAAGTTCACCAGCAACAGAAAATGCTATCCTTGTTTCAATGGATGGTGTAACTCAGCATCACAATACGTTTTCACTATCAAGTACTACCCTAACCTTTAGTGAAGCGATTCCGACTGGTGTTTCTAATATTGAAGTTCAGTATTACATTAAGACAACTCTGAATACGATTTCATCTGGTGCGATTAATAGCAGCGCAATGTTAGATGATAACGTAGTTATTACATCAAAGATTGCTGATTTAAATATAACTACTGCTAAGATTGCTGATTTAAATATAACTACTGCCAAATTGAGTGACAATTCAATTACGTCTGCCAAATTGAGCGGCGATCTCGTTGCTCCTGGTGATCTAACCGTTACTGATAACTTCATCATGGATGTCGGAACAGTGTCAGCATCCGCTACGCAAACACAAGTGGGCGGTACTGCAATCACAACCGATAATGTGTTGATCTCTACCTGTGCCACGGCTGGAGATAGTGTAACGCTCCCATCTGCTGTAGCTGGGCGCAGTGTCTGGATTACGAATAGCGGCGCTGCTGCAGCATGGGTCTGGCCCGCGAGTGGTGATGCGATTAACGAGGGTACGACCGACGCCCGCGATCCTGCCCCTCTTTGGCCAAATGAGAGCCGAGAATATCGAGCGCATGATGCGACTGGGTTCTATACGCCGCGTCCATCAGGAAGTCGTGTTCTTTTGGACACGCAGACTGCAAGCACATCCGCTTCGTTAGACTTCGCAGACGCCTCTATGGGTGATGGCACGTTTGATGTCATCGAAGTTATCGGCACGAACATTATCCCGTCCGTGGACGGTCAAGGGTTGGAAATGTTAGTCTCCGACGATCTTGGCGTTACTTACGAAACGGCGGCGAGTTACAATTATTCAGGCTACGATAGCAACCAAGCTGGCGCGCTTATCGGAAACTATAACGCTTCTCAAGTGAGTTTCGTATTGATGGCGGGGGGAGCGGGGAATGCAGCGGGGGAGTCTGGCGTATCATTTGACATGCACTGTCAAATGGCAAACGCGTCAACCTTTTTCAGCTACCATTGTCGCGGCACATACGTGCAAGATGTCCCCGGCTACCGCACTTTCAACTCTGGAGGTAATTTTTTAGTCGCTGCTGCCTACAACGGTCTGCAATTTAAGTTCGGCGGCAACATGGCTAGCGGCACCATCGCTGTCTACGGCATCAACAAATAGGAGAAAGTTATGCCTCGCGAAGATTATACACATAAATTAGTTAACGGAAAAAAAGTCCCATTGACAGAAACTGAAATTGACGAGCATGTTGCTCGCGAAGAAGCATGGAATGCTGGTGCTGCAGATAGAGCATGGAAAAGTCTTCGTGATGAAAGAGATCGTAAGATTGCTACTACTGATTGGCGTGCATCAAACGACCTAACTCTTTCTGCGGAATGGAGCGCATATAGACAAGCACTAAGAGATTTACCAGCAAACTACGATGATACAACTGTTCAAGGCGAGATTACTTGGCCAATTGAACCATCCTAAGTAATAGTAAAAGATTTAACAAAGGTACTATCGATGGCAACAACAAAGATTACAAGCGGTGTTTTAGGATCCAGTTCAATTACGTCTGACAAATTGAGTGCCAGTTCAATTACGTCTGACAAATTGAGCGGCAACCTTGTTGTCCCTGGCAATCTGACTGTCACCGATAATTTAATCATGGATGTTGGCACGGTGTCCGCATCTGCTACGCAAACCCAGGTTGGTGGTACTGCCCTCACGACCGATCACGTATTGATCTCTACTTGTGCGACAGCGGGTGACAGTGTAACGCTTCCATCTGCCGTAGCCGGTCGAAATGTTTGTATCACCAACTCCGGTGCTGCTGCTGCGTGGGTTTGGCCTGCGTCGGGCGACGCTATCAACGAAGGCACAACAGACGCCCGTGATCCAGTTCCGTTGCAACCGAAAGAGAGCCGAGAATATCGAGCGCATGATGCAACGGGTTTCTACACTCCGCGTCCTGTTGGTGTTCCTGTTCTACTCGAAACACAAACAGCCACCGCGTCAGCTAATCTTGATTTCACAACCAATGTCAGCGGGTTCGATGAGTTACTTCTCAAGTGGCGCATTGCAGAACTTAAAACGACAGGTGCTTTTGGTGTTATTCAATTCCGTAACGTGTCAACATGGCGCACCTCGGGTTACGTCTACTCAGGACACCAGGGCGATCAAACATCCGGCACTGCCTATAACGGCATTAACCAAGCGGGGTCGGTCACGACGGGCTTCCCGTTCCTTTGGGACGACTACGGTGGAGGTAAGAACACAGGCACAGGTGAAGCTGTAATTCGCCAGTTTGATGATAGCGCGGCGAAGACTACGTGCTTCGTGAAGTCTATTGGCGAAGACCAGGGATCACTAATGAACTGGATAGATGCCAAAGGCGCGTACAACACAAACGAAACTCACAACGGAATTCGCGTCACTACAACGTCAGGCAATCTTGATGGCGTGTTCGCCTTATTCGGCGTGAATTGGAGTTAAGGCTATGGCAACTACAATCTCAAAGAACCTTATTGCCGGTGTCTTAGGTGAGATCAATGATCAAATAAAGATTAATAAATAAACAAAATGAATTTCGATTAAAGGTTAATAACAGATGCCATACATTGGAAGATCGCCACAAATTGGTAATTATAGCAAACTAGACGATATCTCTGCATTCTTTAATAGCAGTGATACTCAGTTTACTTTGCAAGTTGCAGCGCAGAATTTCATTGCCAGTTCTGCAACTCAATTACTTATTTCAATTGATGGTGTTTTACAAGAACCTGAAGTTGCTTATACAGTAACAGATCAAAATATTACATTTACTTCAGCGCCTGCAACTAATGCATCATTTTTTGGTGTTGCTCTTGGTGATACGTTAAATATTGGTACTCCTTCTGACAATACAGTAACAACTGCTAAGTTACAAGACAATGCTGTAACAACAGTTAAGATTGCAGATTCAAATGTAACGACAGTTAAGATTGCTGATGCTAATATCACTGGTGCAAAACTGGATATTGCTTCTGTTACCACATCGAATGGCGTATTTACACATAACAATAATGCATTTACAAAATCACAAAGAGGTGAGATTGATAATCTTGGTGTTCGTAATGGTGCTGCTGGTAATACAGTAACACTAACACTAACTGATTCCAATCACTTTAGTCTTACCGCAAACGCTAATATCACAATGGCAAATCCAACACTATCTGGTGTTGTTGGTCAAGGTGGTAGTATTATTGTTACGGCAAATGGTTCATATACAACATCATGGGGATCTTTCTGGAGATTTAAAACTGGTGTTGCTCCTACAATGAGTACGGTTGCTGGTAAACAGGATCGTATTGATTACCAAGTTGTTTCTTCTAACACAATTCACGCAGCTGCTACGATTGACATGCTCGGTACAGCTTAGGAGTAAAAATTATGCCATTGATAGGTGATACTTCTACTCTATTTGCTGGATTCGGCGGTGCTAATGAGTATTTAATTGAACAATCGCTGCTGTTTGATGGTGCTTCTCATCTCGAAAAAACTTTCGGAAGCGCGGGGACCAAGACGACATACACGGTATCCGTTTGGGCTAAGTTGACAAATAATAATACGACGAACGGGTATCTCATCGAAGCGGGGAATGCGCTGGCGAATGGAGAGGGTGTGCGTTTTACAGGTTCGGTGGACACGCCGCTTTATGTCAACGGCGTTGATGGTACGGGAAACGGGTTTCGCACCACGTCGGCTATTTATCGCGATGTAGGCTCCTGGTATCATGTGGTCTACGCAAAGGACACGACCGACGGGACGGCGGGGGACCGTATCAAACTTTACGTGAATGGCGTCGAGGTTACATCATTCAGTAGCAGCCTTGATCCAGCACTGAACGCGGTCGGTAATATGATGGATGCGGTTGTACACCGCATCGGCGCGGGTATATATGATGCGCAACCAGTACAGTTTTTCCATGGGCTGCTTGCCGAATTTATATTCATTGACGGACAGGCGCTGACACCTAGTTCTTTTGGGAGATTTGACGCGAACGGGAACTGGAATCCAATCGACCCAAGCGCCCTCAACTTCGGCGCCAACGGCTTCTGGCTCGACTTCGCTGATAGTAGTGACTACGGAAAAGACGTTAGGGCGACACAGTCTGCCGATGGGTTTACCCGTTTACTAATTCACTCTGATACGACGGATGGCTCGACCACGTTTGTAGATAGTTGGGGCGGGAAAACTATTTCGGTAACAAATCAGGCGCAACACGATACAGCTCAAGCGGTCTTCGGGGCGTCCTCCATTTTATTCGACGGTGCAGGGGATCGTATTTACCTAGCTGATGACGCCCATTTTGAATTGGCGGGAAACAACTTTCTACTTGAATTTCGGGTACGCTTTGCCGCCATTTCCGGGAACCATTACTTTGCAAGTAAGTGGGGTGGCGTGTCAACGAAGTCCTTTAGGTTTTTCTATTCACATTCGACTACGAGCCTAGTTGTAGACGTTTCGACTGATGGTTCCTCAGAGTCCCAACCTATTAACAACACTTGGACACCTTCTCTAAATACTTGGTACCATATCGCGCTGGTAAGGAACGGTAACGTTTGGTATGTGTTTGTAGACGGAACCCAAGTCGGGGCTACGGGGGATTTCAATGATAATTTACACAATAACGCCTCAGAACTTGTATTCGGCGGGAGTCGCGCTGACGGCAGCGGGGGCGGTGATTTAAACGGATGGATGGACGAAATACGACTTTCTAATCCTACGGCGGTTACTTTTAACCAACCCTGGCTGTCTAACTTTACCCCACCCACCGCTGCATACGATGGCTTCTCTTTTGCATCAATCGGCTTCACTGCCGCCGATCAACTCTCCGACAGCCCGACCGACGACGCGGCGAATGATGTTGGGAACTACCCGACCTTTAACCCCTTAAACATGGCAATAACAAGTTCAGTCGCGATCCCGACTTATTTCACTTTCTCGGAAGGCAACCTCCAACTTGTGCGGAGTTCCGCGTCTGGAGCCGGGGACGCGGCGGCTGCGACGACCGTTCCGCCCCTCCAGTCCGGCAAGTACCACTTGGAGGTCACGTTGAGCAGCTTTGGCTCCGACGCGGATACGTCGGTTGAAATCATGTTTATTCCACTTTCGACATGGTTGTCACGAGGGGATATATTTTATAGTTCCGGGGTGTATCTCGTTAATATTTTCAAGACGGGGGCCGTGAACAATTCACGAACTATTCTGGCAGGTTCCAATGTTAGCACAGGGCTATCGCAGGGCACGGGGCGTTGGACGGTAGAATTCGACTTCACGACCATGACCGCCGCCAATTTCAAGGTGTGGAAAGACGGCAGCTTAGAGACGACGAATACCTCTCAAGCCCTTCTTGACGAGCCCTACATCATAGCAATCGGTAATGCGTCAAACGCCAATCGCGGCTTCACGGCGGTCTTAAATTTCGGCCAGAGTGGCTTCACGGACGCTGTGACATCCGACTATACCGCCCTCTGCACCGCGCACCTTCCCGCCCCGACGATCAAGGACCCGTCCGCGCACTTCGGCGTCGTCGGCGACGCCGGAACAGGTGTTGCCAAGGATGTGACCTTTGGCGGCAACTCGACGCTGACGGCTGATCTTTTGTGGCGTAAGAACCGGGACACGGTGGACGAATGGAAGGTTGTTGATCGTATTCGCGGTGCGACTAAAGAGATCAACACCGACAGCAGCAACGCTGAAAGCACGGACGCGAACGGTATTGACGACTTGAGCGTTTCGGACGGGTTCGGACTCGGAACCGGTGCTGACGGTTACAATGACAGCGGTGAAGATTTCGTAACCTATGGCTGGAAAGGTGACGGCTCGACCGGCGCGAGCAATACGGACGGTTCGATTACATCGACAGTTTCGACCAATACTGCGGCGGGTTTTTCCATCGTAAGTTTCACGATGCATGGCGGTGCAGGAACATCAACAATCGGTCACGGGCTAGACGAAACGCCAGAATTGATTATCGCAAGAGATTTGGATAACGGGGCCAATGATTGGGTGGTTTATCATGCGAGTTTGGGTGCGTTAAGTATCGTGAGACTTAACCTGACTGCTGCCAGCACCCCCAGTGAGGCTTATGGCAACACGACTCCAACGGCTACAGTTTTTTCAACAACTGACAATAATATGGCGTCTTACGGCAATCGAGTGATCGCCTATTGTTTCCATAGTGTCGCTGGTTTCAGCAAAGTATTCTCCTATACCGGAAACGGCAGTGCGGATGGGCCATTCATCCCGCTCGACTTTTTGGCGAAGTACGCCATCATAAAAGATACCAGCGCAACGGAGAATAACTGGGGTTCGTACAACACAGAGGTCAGCCCGTATAACCCGGTCGCACTTACTCAACAGCCCTCTAACAACAACGCTGAGCAGGCTGGGACCGTGATAGACATCAACTCTAACGGGATCAAAATCCGCACAACGAGTAGTCAAGAAAACAGTAGCGGCGTCACCTACGTCGGGATAGCCTGGGCGGATGCGCCGTTCGGCGGCATTGGCACTAGCCAAGCACGAGCAAGATAGTTATAAATAAATAAAATTGAACTACTATATTATGCAATCAAGCAATAAGGAGACAATATAAAATGGCTTGGGCACTCGTAAAAGACGGGAATGTTACCACAATGTATAATCGTCCAAAAGCGATTACGCTTGATGGTATTCAGCATCCTGCAAATATTTTCACCGTGTGGAATAAAGCAACAAAGAAAGCACATGGCATTTATGACTACAATGAAGTCAATAAAAACGTAGATTCAAAATACTACACTCTTGGTGCTTATTCTATGGTTGTTGACGATGCTGCTGGTACCGTCACAAAGACGTGGGAACATAAAGAAAAAGATTTAGACGCTGTTAAAGAACAGTTAGTAGCACAGACAAAACAACAAGCTGGTGGTACACTATCATCAACTGATTGGATGGTAATCCGTGCTGCTGAAGGTGGCACTGCAGTTCCTGCTGATGTCGCATGGCATCGTGCTGCTGTTCGCACTCATTCAAACGACGTAGAAGCAGGTATTAATGCTGCTGCTGATGTTGCTGCTCTAAAGGCACATATGGATGGTGTTAGTGCTTGGCCAACATTAGAGGATTATGTTGATCCTGCTGCTGCTCCTGAACCAGCTCCTGAGCCAGAACCAGCTCCTGAGCCAGAACCAGCTCCTGAGCCAGAACCAGCTCCTGAGCCAGAACCAGCTCCTGAGCCAGAACCAGCTCCTGAGCCAGAACCAGAACCAACACCAGAACCAACAGCTAATACTGCTTGAGGATAATAAGTAAATGGCACTTACAAAACTAGGAAATACAGCATTCGGCACTTCGAGTGTTTTGGGTCCAGCTATTAAAGATGGAGCTGTTGATTATGATAAATTAAGTGCCAATACTGCTCATACAGATCGTAATAACGTATACACTACTGCTCAAAGTGGTAGTGTATACGACCTCGGTGTTCGATGGGGCACTGCTGGTAATACAGTAACGATTGCATTAAATACAAGTAACTACTATACATTGGTTGCTAACTCGAATCTTACTATTGCGAATCCAACAAGTATTAGTGTTGGTCAAGCAGGATCATTATTTGTTAATGCAAATGGTGTGTATACGACATCATGGGGATCTTACTGGCGATTTGCTGGTGCAACTGTACCAACAATGTCAACAGTTGCTGGTAAGGTTGATAGAGTAGACTACGTAGTTCAAACATCAAACACAATTCATGCGGTAGCCACGATTGATCTGCTTGGTACTTCATAAGGAGTTTTTCTTGAATGTCTCTTTATAATTTTGCTCAAGGAGTTATGGCTGGTGCTTCTGGTGATCAACAGTATTTAATTGAACAATCGCTGCTGTTTAATGACGATGATAGTGCATATCTGACATGGACCCCAAGCGGCGCGGGCAGTCGGCGTCTATGGACGTTCTCTTGCTGGTTTAAGCGCGGAAATCTCGGGCTTACGGATGCGAATCTGTTTTCGGGCGGCGGCTCTACAGACGAAGATAGCATAAGAATAGAAAACGACGCTTTGGATTTTATTGGCGACGGCGGTGTTTATCGACTGACAACAACGCAACTAATTCGTGATCCTGGCGCGTGGTATCATATTGTCGGGTCTTGGGATGGGAATACCGGGGCGATGGCCCTGTATTTGAATGGCGTACAGATAACTGCGTTTTCCACAGAAACGCATCCACCAGCGAGTACAGACAGCAAACTTAATCAAGCATCGGTTCCAATGTGGATAGGATCGCAAAATGGACCATCACAGTATTGGGATGGGCTTATCGCGGAAGCGATCTTCATTGATGGACAGGTACTAACGCCTAGTTCTTTTGGGGAATTTAACGCGAACGGGAACTGGAATCCGATAGATGTTTCTGGTCTGACGTTTGGCACCAACGGTTTTTATCTACCATTTACCAATTCGACAACATTTGGCGATGATTACAAATCAAAAACAGAATATACAGCACCAGTAAATACTTATAAGATTGGACAATCGCTGCTGTTTGATGGTGCCTCAAGACTATACAGGACGCCAGGGACGACGGGGGATAGTGATAAAATATGTAGCATTGGGGCATGGGTTAAGCTAGGCGACCTGACCGCAGCGACGGATCGCGGTCTAGTGACATGGGGTACAGACGGCAACAATTACACTCGCGTCGAGATTTATGATGGAAATCCTCGCGCAAGCCTCGTCGAAGGCGGCGCGACGACCTGGGATGTTACATGGTCGCCAAAGCTACGTGATCCGGGTGCATGGATACATATTGCCGTCACGATAGACACGACAGAAGCAACTAATACTGATCGCGTAAAACTCTGGCTTAACGGCCAACAAATCACATCGACGAACTCTGCGACATGGCCTGCGCTTAATGAAACGCAGGATTTTGGGACAACCCAACTCGTTGAAATCGGGTATATTCAGACATATGGCTATTTCGATGGAGGCGTTGCCGAATTACTTATTTTCGATGGGATTGCGCGGACACCTAGTTCTTTTGGGAGATTTGACGCGAACGGGAACTGGAATCCGATAGACCCGAGCGGTCTTACCTTCGGCACCAACGGCTTCTGGTTCGACTTCGCGGACAGTGCGGATTTCGGCAAGGATGCTCGCTGGACCCTGGCGGCTGACCCGAATACGACGCTGCTCATCCATTCCAATACAACAGACGCCTCGACGACGTTCACGGATAGCGCGAAGGGAAAGACGATCACGGCGAATGGGGATGTCCAGCACGACACCGACCAAGCAAAATTTGGAACTACGGCGATCTACTTTGACGGCACAGGAGACTACCTCACTTTAGCCGATCACGCAGACTTTGAACTCGGTTCCGGTGCCTTCACACTGGCAGCTTGGGTTCGATGGAACGGTACGGTTGGCAACGCTTCGTTCATCGCTAAATGGGACATAATCGGCAATAATAGGTCTTACGAGTTTGGCTACGAACACGACGGGTCACAATCGGGCGCTGGTCAGGCGGCATTAGTTTTTGTCTACTCAACGGACGGGACCACCGGGACTCGGAACTGGGTCCGTGCGGAACCCTGGGCACCCGTCGCTGACACTTGGTATCATGTCGCCGTTGTCCGTTCGGGCACGAACCATTATCTCTTCGTTGACGGGGTGGAGTTAGGGACGGCGGTATCTGCTTCCGCGACCTATTATGATGGAACGGCTGTCCTGCAAATTGCAGGAACGGACGGCCACCTTGGCACTTGGGCTGGCTGGATGGATGAAATCCTTTTCGTCAAGGGCACAGCCATATGGACCAGTAATTTCACTGTCCCGACACAAGCCTACGATGGGGTTTCATGGGCCGCTTCCGGATTAACTACCACCGACCAACTGTTAGACAGCCCGACCAACTCAGCGGCAAACGGGTACGGCAACCTTGAGCGCTGGAACCCTAATGTTTTCGAAGGTCCGAACTTTGTTGGTTACACGCTTGGCAATAAAAAAGCAGAATACGACGCAGATAGTGGGACGCTCGGAAACTTCCTTGTTACGAGTGGAAAATATTACATAGAGTTAGAATACACCCAAGCCTCGACGGGCGGATCGGGGCAAATCATTGGTGTATGCAACCCTAACCTTATTGCTTCAACTTACTTAACTGGTGGGAGCACTACTGATACTTACGTTCGTGGATATTCAAGTTTTGATGGCACTAAGGTTTCAAGTGTTAACACTGCGTACGGCAGCGCCTTTACAGGTTCACCGTCTACAGTCCGAGTACAGATTTTCTTAGATATGGACAACGGGGCTATCTGGTTCGGTGTGGACGACACGATACAAAACAGCGCAACGCGGAGCGAAATAGAAGCCGGAACGACTACAAACGCGGCATTTACCGATCTACTTTCAGCGCTTGGCGAGGTTACTCTGATTGCCCACCGGAACGCTAACAATACCTTTCCTAACGACTTCTTAGAAATTATTGATGAAGCGAATTGGAATTACACCGCGCCGGCCGGCTTCAAAGCAATCTCCACCGCGAACCTTCCAGCACCAACAATCGCCGATCCAACAAAGTATTTCGTTACTTCTTTATATGAAGGAAATGCTGGGCAAACATCAGTTCGTGAATGTTATGATAGTACAGGAACTGCCTGGACGCCTGATCTGGTTTGGATTAAGAATAGAGATGCTGCTGATAAACATCAGTTATATGATGTGTTACGTGGACCTAATAACGCATTACACACAAATACAACAGTAGCTGCTAATACACAAACGGAAAACTTAAAATCATTTGTTTCTGGTGGATTTACATTGGGTACAACTGATGAAGTAAATACAGCAGCAGAAAGTTATGTCGCATGGTGCTTCAAGGCTGGCGGCGCTGGTTCCAGTAACATGGACGGCAGCATTACGTCGACAGTGAGCGCCAATCAAACGGCGGGGTTTTCAATCGTTTCTTATACAGGGACAGGTGCAAACGCGACAATTGGACACGGCTTGAGTCAAGCGCCGGAATTCATTATCGTCAAGAATACTGACACTGGTACAGATAACTGGGCAGTAGGTCATGAGGCTTATGGTTGGGGAGGCGGCGGTCAGCTTAATTTGAATAACGCCTTTGCTGTTAATGCGCTCTATTGGCAAAGCACGGCTCCCACGACATCACTCTTTTCTGTAGGTACGGGAGCCGATGTTAATACGTTGAACCAAGCGTATATTGCTTACTGTTTTCACTCCGTCCCCGGCTACTGTAAAGTCTTTTCCTACTTTGGCAACGGTGATGCTGATGGTACATTCATCCCGCTCGATTTCCGTCCAAATGCTGTGATATTGAAGCAATCAAGTGCTGCGGGGCAAGATTGGGAAATGCACGACTCTGGTCGAATGCCCTACAATATTACTCCCTCTGGCACATTACCCTCACGCTTGCAACCTAGTACCGCTTCCGCAGAATCTACAACTCACTCTATTCAATTTTTCTCGAATGGGTTCAAGCCTGTAACCACGGGCACGTCCACAAACGGTTCTAGTGCTACCTACATCGGTATTGCCTGGGCTGACTATCCATTTAAAGAGTCGAGAGCACGATAATGGCACGACCACATATTAATACACCAAACGATTTCGGCGCTGTAAGTTTAAATACGACAGACCAACTGCTCGACTCCCCGACGAACCATGTGGTGCGTAATATTGGGAATTACTGTGTGTTGAATACTCTTGTTGAGCGTGTAGCAAGCACATGGACAATATCAGAAGCGAATACCAAAATTGTTTCGGCAAGTGATCCGGGTGCAGCATATTGGTGGCTTCCTGGCACTATCCCGATAGACACACTTGGTGGCGGTAAATGGGTTGCCGAAATTACATGGGACAATGACGTAGCATCTGCGTCTCTTAACCCCGGACTTTGTGGCGAGGGGTTGGTTATTGAAACGGACTCCAGCGCGGATTATGCCGTTTATAATTCAGGTGGAAATAAGGACATAGACGGATCATCATCCGCCTATGGTGCATCGTACACGACCGGGGATGTGATCCGCATTGAAGTGGATTGCACGGCTGTTCCCACGTCTATCGAATTTTTCAAGAATGGGGTAAGTCAGGGGACGTTCACAAACACCTTTGATAGCCGTAATATCTTTTTCGCGTTCCAGTCGCGACACTTCGGAACAGCGACTTGGAACTTTGGTGCGAGTGCGTTCGCGGGGACGCCAACGACCGGCTTCAAACCCCTCTGCACCGCGCACCTACCAGCCTTGGCGATCATTGATCCGAGCGCCCAGTTTGCGGTCGTAACCGATACAGAGACAAACATTGTCGCGACACTTGCCGCAGAGACGAACGCAACAAATTATGTTCGCGTCTATAAGAACCGAGATAGTATAGAAAACTGGTATTGGCAATTCAGCCACGATAACAGCAACGCCTATAGCGTGGCGCTTAGTTCAAGCACCAGTGTCGCGTTTCCGACACTATCTGGTGGTGACGCTTTTATGGGAGCGGAATTTAACTGCGACACGTATTTTAAAACGGGAAGTGTGGCGCATACAAATGGTGCCGATACGACTGTAACGCACAATGCGGGTAATGCGCGAGTGTTTATTCTGTTGTTTGACCGTACTAATGGCGGCGACATTATTTCGTACCATCCAGAATACACGGCGGGGAAACTGACCGTGTTTAACAATAGTGTTGGTGAAACCGTAGATGTCGCAATTAAAAATGTGACGACCAACACCTTTGACATAGACACAGGGGAAGCAACAGGAACGCGGGATTATTTGGTTATCCCAGAAACTGCGGGATTTGTTGAGTTAGGATTATACGTTGGAAACGGGTCGACCGATGGTCCATTTGATCCTTTGGATTTCCGCCCAGCGCTTAGTATCAACCATCGTATTGACGCTGCTTCCGGGTATGACTGGAATTGGTGGAACGCCGCGTCTACTCCCTACAACAAACCCAACCCTGAACTTCTTAGTTTAACGTCCAATGCAGCGGAAAGTTTCTATGGTGACTTTGATATACTTTCAAATGGACGTAAAGAACGGAGCATACAGGGTAATGGTAACGCAAGTGGTGGCTCTTACGTGACGATTCACATTGCTGAAGCTCCCTTCAAATACGCGAGAGCAAGATAAAACTCTAGTCATTATAAATAATAAAAAATGACTGGAGTATACACATGGCAGTCCCATCTACTCGTGCAGAGTTCAAAGCATATTGCCTTCGTAGACTCGGCGATCCTGTAATCGATATTAACGTCGATGATGAACAGGTAGAAGACCGTATTGACGAAGCACTCATCTACTATCAGGATTATCACTTCGATGGTTGTGAAAGAATTCTGTATAAACACGTTGTAACACAAACCGATATTGATAACGGATATATCACATTACCACAGAATATTATTGGTGTGAATACCGTTGTTCCTATTGGTCAATCAATGAACTCATCGAACTTCTTTAGCGTTCGATATCAGATTCATCTCAATGATCTATTTGATCTATCATCAAGTTCATATGTAACATACGTAATGGCAATGCAGCATGTTTCTTTCTTAGAAGAACTATTTGTTGGTAAGAAGCCACTACGTTATAATCGTCATGTTAATAAACTTCATATCGATATGTCATGGGGAACTGATGTTCTTGTTGGTGAGTATATTGTTGTTGACTGTTATTCGATTACAGATCCTAATACATATTCTGATGTATGGGGTGATCGTTGGTTAGCAAGATATGCAACAGCATTGATTAAACGTCAGTGGGGAAGCAATCTTACTAAATTTGAAGGTGTACAACTCCCTGGTGGTTTGACGTTCAATGGTGCAAAGATTTATGACGATGCTGAAGCAGAGATTCAAAAACTCGAAGAAGAAATGATAGTGAGTTACAGTCTGCCCGTCAATGACATGACAGGTTAAAAGTACCATTTTTATAGATAAAATGTGGTTCACGGGAGTACCAGTCCCCAACCACTCTAACGCTTTCAAGGAGCATCAGCATGTCTATTTATACCCCATATACATATCTTATTGGATGGTCCAAACACCAGAAATACTATTATGGTGTTCGCTATGGTAAAGGTTGTCATCCAGACGATTTTTGGGTTTCATATTTCACATCATCAAAAAGAGTAGACCATTTCCGAAAAGAATATGGTGAACCTGATATTATTCAAATAAGAAAAACATTCCAAACTAAAGAAAAAGCAAGAATTTGGGAACATACTGCAATTCGTCGTTGTGGTATGGTTGATGATGATAGATTTTTTAATTGTCATGATGGCGGTAAAACTTTTATGAATAAAGGTGGATACACATTACCTCCAAGATCAATCGAACATAGTAAAAAAATATCTGACGCAAATACTGGGAAATTGTGGTGTAATGATGATAAAATGAAAAGGTCTGAACAATATTCAGGAAATGGCAATCCAAGATATGGTGTTGTTATGTCTCGACAAGAAAGAATAGTTTTATTAAAAAAACGAGGAACATATAGACCGTTTTTCATTAATGGAAAATATTATGAATTAAAATCTGATGCGGCTGAAGAATTAAATATAAAAATTGGAACTATAAGTTATCGACTTCATAATAAAAAATACAAATGGAAAGAATGGCGATATACTGATGATGTGGAAAATTATAAATATAAAGAGCATGGGAATAAGGGTCGAAAACGTCCTGATCTTGCCGAGAGAAATAGAAAAAATAAGGTATTATAATGCTCAACGCATACTTCAACAACTTCAATTATGGTCGTGAACAAGACCTCGTTGAAGACCTTTGTTTGGAAGCAATCAAGATTTACGGATATAATGTCAAGTATATTCCGAGCGTATTCGTGCGTGAAGATCCATTGTTTGGTGAAGATACGCTTCGTAAATTTGATGATGCTGTTGACCTTGAGATGTACATTAAAAATGTTGAAGGGTTTGAAGGCGAGGGCGATTTTCTTTCCAAGTTCAATCTACAGATCAACGATCAAGTTACCTTTACAGTAGCAAGAAAAAGATTCAATCAGGCTGCTTCTGAGAAACTAACAACTGAAGTTGGTTATAACTATGTTACAGAAGATGCTGATACAAACGCGCCATCAAGACAGTTTCTTGATCAAACATATGAAGGCGACTCGATTGTTCTTGAAGAAGGTACTGGTGATGGATATTCTATCACTGCAAATCGACCACAAGAAGGCGATCTAATATACTTTCCAATGGTTGATAAACTGTTTGAGATTATGTTTGTTGAGCATGAACAAGTATTCTATCAAACAGGTAGACTACAAACATACGATCTTCGTTGTGAGTTGTTTACATATAGCAACGAGCAGATTAATACAGGTAATGCAAACATCGATGTTATTGAAGATAATAACACAACCGATATTCTTGCATATGAGATGCTACTTGAAGATGATACGAAACTATTGACAGAAGAAGGTGGTTCATTGATGCAAGAGTTTATTGTTACTGCTTCTGGATCACTGGTCGCAAATAACGCATACTTTAGCAGTAATGATCCTG